CTGAAAGGAGAATTGGTAATGATCGCTTTTCATCTTGTCCTAGCTGTCGTCTGGGGCCGGTGTTAGTGTCGCTTTCGCGCTACTTGCACGGTTCAAGAAGGGTATTGAGGGCTTTAGAATCTGGCCCGATGTACTGGCCTCCGTTAGCGCCGGTGTTGTCGCAATTTGCTACATCGTGCAGATTGCATTGGAGGTAGCAGCATAATGTTTACTATTGCGCAAATCATTATTGTCTGTGCTTGGTTTGCTATGTGGGCTGTTAACTCGAAGATGTTTCGTAATGGGCCGAAGCGGAACCAAAACCACATGATTAACGCTGTGTTGGACGCTGGCTGCGTCATTCTTCTTATTAGCCTTCTTGTGAAGTTTGTGGAGGGTTGAGCGTGTACGAAGCACCTTGGAGCATTTGTGTCATCTTTAACGAAGATGACAGCTTCTTTGGGGTGGTAGATGACCCTATTGAAGCTCAGTCTGAAGTAGAGTGGCTAACGAACAAATACAATAAGTTGTTCTATTTTGAGAAATACGAGTTGATGGAGGTATAATGAGGCACCCTATTGAATCGGCAGCGTGGTTCTTCCGTAGAGGTGAGTTCGTTCTTGGCAATGACGTGCTGAAGGACGAGTGCGGTGTCGAGTACAAGCGCCCAGGCCAGGCAGAGTACTACGCGATTTACCGAGATCACTCGGACGCAAGGGCTATCAACGAGGCATTGAAGAGCATTGCTGAGATGTACGGTTGCCTGACGTGCCTAGCATCTGATACATACACAGGTAAGCTCACGATTGTCGGTGAAGAAGACACCATCACTCTTCTGAAGTACGTGTGGAGGGTTGGCCTCTCAGATAAGTATGGCTATGATGCCATGCTGAAGAACCGTGTGTTGGATGCGGACATTCGGGGCGCTGCCGAGTACAGGAAGTGGGCCGATGACTACATCTTCGGGTTCTTTGAGGGTGTTGCTGGCAATCCTGATACAGAACATCTCTCAAGATTTAGCAAACATCCGCGTATTCTTGGCATACTCGATGGTTTTGACAGTATGAAACGCTATGAAAGGTTGGAAGCAAAATGATTGTTTCAGTTGATACGGACCATATTGATCTGGTTCATAATACAGAGGTGCTTGAAGCTGCTCTGGATGAACTTCCTGCCGGTTGGATTGTCGAGCTTGAGTTTTTCGAGGAAGGCACATTCAGCTTCGTGAAGACCTATGATGATTGGTTTATCCCGTCTAACGACGGGTTCTGTAGTGAAGATCGAGTAGATTTTGTTTGCACTATCCAGGGCGATAACCACTTGAAGAAGGAGGCAATGTCTGTCGCTTTCCGTCAACCAGAGATCAACGACATTGCCGAGCGACACAACAATGCGCTGCAAAAGTGCCGGGATGCTGTGAACGGTGAGACGGTTCTTGACGGTCGGTTTATCAAGTACCGTAACTTCTTCCTGGATACGGAGAATGATCTCAAGCCTATTGGCCTGCTGGCCGTTGCGAACAACATCTTCTTGAAGGAATACAAAGACGACCACGACTTTATGAAACTGTTTACGAGAAAGGAGAACAAGTAATGTTGACTTTCAGTGTTGGCCTGCTGATTCTTGGTTTGGCAGTAGGACTCTTAGGGATTGTGCTCGATGAGGTTTACTCATGGGGTGCCAAGGTTGCCGCAGCTGGTGTAATCATGCTCTGTGTGGCCCTTACTTGCCTTGCTGGTTGTGTCTTTTACTATGGTGTTCACGTCTAAGGAGAAATGATGAAGAAGAGTAAGATTATCGGGTCTGTCGTTGCTGTTGCTGCGGCGCTTTCACTGGCTGCGTGCAATGCCGCTGATACGGCCTCGCGGAACATCAGCTACGAGAGCGACAACTTCAAGGTGATGCGACGCATTGTGTTCGTCAATGGCATTACGGACAAGTACCTGCTGAGCATCGAGGGTTTATGCTCGATCACGAAGGACAAGGAAGACAACCAGCTGGAAGTCACCTGTAAGACGGGTGATGATCAGTACAAGAAGCATTTTCTGGGTATCTCGGATAATGTGACGTACTTTGTGGAGCAGATGGATGCTTCGTCTGTCGATACATTCCACTATAAGGTTGTGTTCCGTCCTGAAGAACTGCTGCCGGACATCGACCTTCAGACGAGTGGAGATGAGAACTGATGATTGAACCTGCTGAGGAAATCTACGTGATTTTCAATAAGAAGACAGGCAGTATCAAGACTGGTAGTGGCCGTAAGTACAAGATCGTCCACGCCTACCTGTCTGAGAAGATGGGCTGGGGCGGCATTGGCCGTATTGGTCAGTTCGTGCGTGACGAGAAGGATGATTACGCGGTTGCTAAGTACCGTCTTGTTGAAGCAAAGGAGAATCGAGAATGATTATCAATTTCAGTGAGTTGACTATTCCGTTCCATCGGCTTGCACCCGGAGCTGTGCTGATTAGTCCTGATGACGTTCGTTATCTAAAGTCCATCGGTGAAGACATGGAAGACTACTGGGTCCACGCGAAGGACTTGTGGACTAATCAAGCACACTCTGATGAAGAGTTGAAAAAGGAGATCGGAGACGGCGAAGGATGGAAGGTGCTACCGTGATTGACGGAATGAGGTACATCGGTATTGGTGAGTATGGCGTTTTTGAAGACGATCTGAAGGAACTGATGGAGGCCAAGGTTATCGTGTCAGTTGCTAATGAGCTTGGCCTCTTTGATGGTGTGGACTTTGGCAACACCCTCGCTGAGTTGTATCCCGGCAAGGGTGAAACACCTTATGATGTCGCTGATTCATTGGTGGCCTCTATATAGCGACCCACTTCACGCTCAACTAGTGTTGCATACCGGATTGTTGCTGTGCTAAACTGGTCATTACCTGTTGATGGATCTCTGATCCGATAAAACCCCTGTGCTTGGCTTGAGGCACAGGGGTTTTATTTACCCTCACAATGATGTGGTACATGTCACGTTGTTAGTTGTTGACAAGTGTGGGCAGAGCACATTAGTATAAATACATCAGCAATTGAAAGGAGAACAAAATGATTACTGGACTTGTAGGTACTGTGTTTGATACCAACGAGCCTCCCTTTGTTAGCATCAGCGCTGACGTGATGCTTGAAGGTGAAGAACACTGTGTCAACATCTATTGGTACCCAGAAACGGATGAAGTTTTTGTGGAGAGGCAGGACTGATGCGAGCACGGGTGACTAAGGACTGCTATTGCTATACCTGTGATAGGGAGTTTAACTACCTGGGTATTGCGAGCCATAGGGCTTCACATCGACGTAAGCGTGAAGATTGCATCATCGAGTTTACGTACGGAAACATCGGTCATTGGAAATACTCTGAACTGAAAGAAGGAGAATAATGGATAATGGTGAACTGGCACTTGTGAAGCGTATCTACACAATCGCTAAGCGTTGCTATAACGACAGCATGGAGCCGCTTCATCCTTGTGAGCGCCCTGGTGAGCGTGAGGACAAGGATTGGTTCAAGGTGAAGGCATACGCTGAAACACTGATCGAACTTGCAAAGGAGAACGATAATGGCTAACAACGAGTTTACTAAGCTCTACAACGAAACACAGACGAACTACATGAAGCTGCGTAATATGCCTATTACTAAGCTAAAGGTGTGGTTCGTAGAGGCAAACGGGCTAGGCAATGTCGGGGATGTCGAATCCTGTGTGGACTTCGCAGCTATCACCGACCGAGGCAGTGTCGTTATCTCGGGTACTCTTGGCCCATTCCTGAAGGTCAATGACGGTTACTGGGTTCGTACTGCCCCAGCAGTCCCTAAGAAGCTGTGGAGCGATCTCGACCTTGTTAATGAACTCATCAATGAGTACGAGGATAACGACTATATCGCTACTGTCATCGACCCTGGGTTGGAATGATGCAGTTCGAGTCAATCAAGTCCCCTACTGACCTTGAGAACTACCCTCTGGGCACTGTTCTCGGCGGGTCGCTGGAAACCTACGTGCGTACTTCGAGTGGTTGGTGCGCGTGTACCTTGGAAGAGTTCTACACGAGCACTCAGCTTTTTGGGTTCCTACCTGTCGGCATGATGACGGGTAGCCGTCGCGTGGCCGTGTACTACAAGCCGTGACACACATCACTTAGTATGGAGTTGACAACTTAGAAATTGCAGCCCTATACTGAACACATCACAACTGAATAGCCTCTGAGAGTTCAAGTAACAATCGTCGCCGCGACTCAGAGGCACACCCCTTGTGGCGGAACAGGCAGACGCGCTCGACTCAAAATCGAGTTCCGAAAGGAGTGTGAGTTCGATTCTCACCGAGGGGACCACCAAGCACCGGACGATGCTGGATGATTAGGCCATAGCCGCCTGCCGCTCTGATCAAGCGGACGTGCCGGTTGCCGTGACGGGGGTCACGTGCGGGGTAGCACCCTAGGACTGACAACTCTTTGGGTGATGGTTTTGTTTCGTCAGTCAACAGCACCCCTTCCAACGGAATGTGGCGCAGTAGGTAGCGCACCTGGTTTGGGACCAGGGGGCCGTGAGTTCGAGTCTCACCATTCCGACTGGGCAGTATTGCCCATAGCCACATGCTTGGTATGTGACATCTAGTTGCCAGGAGTCCTCCGGGACTTCCTGGCTTTATCCCAGATAGTGTAATGGCAGCACGGCAGGTTTTGGCCCTGTCGGACTAGGTTCGAGTCCTAGTCTGGGAGCGCTTGACGATGAGGTTTGCTCGATAGCACAAAGTGTCATGACCAAGACACCCTCATCGAACGGCTGGGTTGCCCTGGTCAGGTAACAAGCTGCTTAGTGTTAGGGGTTCAGCACGCTGAGTAAAATTCAGAGGGGCAGGTTCGAGTCCTGTAGCAGCACAACAGAAAGGAGAAACAAAATGACTATTATTCGATTTGATGCTGAGACGAGAGAAGCCTTCCGCAAGATTGCGGAGCTGGTAGACATCCTGGGTATCAAGCCTATTGAAGAACTAAGCAACACTGAGATCGTGGACAAGGATGGTGTCGTTCATGATCTGTCTGAACTCATCAAGACGAAGTGGGTGATTAACACAGGTGTTTGTCTGCATATGGCAGTTCACACGGCATACGAGGACTTGTTCATATCCTCTGGTGGCAACCAATTCACACCTAAGAGGCTTGCAGAACTCATCCATGAGCACTCTGAAGACCCTGATGTCGAGATTACTGTCCACAAGTTCTAATGAAAGGATAAACAAAATGAAGCTACGACTTACTAACTTCGACTCAAACACTTACGAAGACACTGACGGTTCGTGCGATATGTGTATGTATACAGGTATGCTCGACCATCCTGAGTACACCTTTACCACCAGTTTCGGTGAAAGCTATACTATCGAGGGCTGGTGGTCCGACTGGGGGCACCTTACGACCATTGACATCAATCTTCCTGTGTTCACTGCTTGGTTGCATGACGCTGAGTTCAAGGAACCGACAGAGCTTATTGAAGAAAATAAGGAATATGATTGGCTTTCGGATAAACGCTTCTGGGAGGAGTTTCTACTGGATGTCCTTAAGGCAGCCCAGTGGTGCCGGGATGATGAAGAACTCAATGAAGAACTCGACTGGGCGCTGAAGGGAGCTAACAATGCTGACTGATGAACAGTTTGATGAACTCGCTGATAGGCTACTGAAGAAGATCACCTCTCAGCTGGGTGTCGAACTTGAGGAAGAAAAACCTAAGTCTGACACTATCGTCCGGGACAAGGACGGCACGGAATACGATCTCGAACAGTGCGCTATCGGGCCTTGTGTGATCACAGCAGAGGGTAACTACTTCCTCCATGTTGAAGAAGGCGTCCTTGGTAATGATGATTACAAGGAATACTGGATAACTACTTGGTGTGACAAGTTCAGCAATAGTGAACTCGCAAGTATCCTGACGGAACTTGGTGGAGACTTCGATGTCATCCAGGACTGATACACTGTCCTCGTAACAACAACGACAACCAAGGAGTAACCATGAGCATTGTCGATCTCGCTGTCAAGCTCGGTAAGGCTTTCGAGGGCGCGTACTCGTCCGTCGTCAAGAATGACGAGATGAAGACGACCATCACTCAGGAGGCCCGTACGGGTGTCTACACGATCACCACTAAGGATGCTGAGCTGATTGCTCTGCTCGACCAGGGCATTGTCGAGAAGGCTCCTGTGACGATGATTAAGCCCATGACCTATGGTGTCGTCTCGCCCGGCGTTTACACCGTTCCGGGGCATAAGATGGAAGAGATTTTGGAGCAGCGTCCTTTCGACCATCTGTGATTGTCGGCCTGAGACAGCGCGCCTCTGATCTCAGGAATAGGTGACTGAAGGGTTCGTCCTTTCGGGTACCGGCCTTTCACGCGGGTTCAAAATGCGTGGGGACTCATCCCCCTATCGACTAACACTCGGTAGGGGGATGATACTATTTACTCATGGCTAAGTAGATTTTCTTCGATGATTTCGATGGTGTTTTCGACACGTCTAAGTGGTCGCCTGTCTGGGGTAAGTTCGACCCTGATAAGGGGACACAGATGCGGTTCACGGACAAGAATGTTCTTACCGTAGTAGACAACAAACAGTTTTATAGTCTTAGGCTAGAAGGCACTGTCGCTGAGGGCGCTGACGCGGCTAAAGCACCGTTCTTGTCTGGCATGGTGAGCACTCGTAAGCCGGATAAGGGTGAGATTCTTTTTCAGGCTAAGGGTCAATTCATCCTGTCTGTGCGCGCGAAGATGCCTACTGCTGGTTCTTCCTGGCCCGGTATCTGGATGACTGGTACTAAAGGTGACTGGCCTGCCTGTGGCGAGATTGATGTTCTTGAGGCTAAGGGCTGGCTACCTGGGGATTACCAGATGAATACCCATACTCCACGTCCGGGTGAACCTACTAAGAGTCAGCAGCATGGGATTACTTTGAGCAAGTCCGGCAGTCCTTGGTATGGCAGACACTACAATGGAACCAGCGACTATTACACCTACAGCGTGGTGAAACTCAATGACAGGGTTGATTTTTACCTCGGTGCTTTACTTGTCCACACTGTTATGTATTCGGAGATGGACGACCCAACACCATTTACTGACCCCGAGAATGGTTGGATTATCCGGTTGTCCCACATCATTGGTGGCTCGTTCCTTGAGTACGAAGGTAACACAGAATACGTGGACGCGACGAAGCACAAGTCTGATTACCCATCGTCAATGTGGATTAAATACGTGCGGGTTATTAGCCTCGATGAGGTTGGCACCACGATGCCAACTAAATATGATAGTGACCTCGATCTTGTTAGCAAATACAAGCACATCGTGCCCACCCAGCCTACTGCCCCGGTTGCACCACCCTCTCCGCAGCCGCCGACTCCTGAGCCGCCTGTCGTAGTGACTCCAACTCCAACACCCTCTCCAGTGCCTAAGCCAAAGGGTGAGAGGACGAAGAACGATTGGGTGCGAGAGGAAGATTGCCTAGTCTTCATCATGCTGTGAGTAGAGTCACACGCATATTAGTTGTATCAAGTCCGGTCTGACAGCTATACTCAAGTTGTCAGACCGGACAACAACGAAAGGACCAATCAACATGAAGCGTTTTCTTGCGACGACAGGTGTCGCACTCCTGATGCTCACCCCGGCAGCGGCATACGCTGCCGACAACACCCCTGAGATCAAGGCTGAGGTCACGAAGGCTACGTCTTCTTCTCGTCAGACCTCTTCGGAGGTCAACGTGGGCGGTACGTGGGCCGTGGAAAAGCTGGCTGTCGGCCAGTCTTTCACCGTCTCGACGGTGCCGAATGAGGGTAAGGCACCGTTCACATGGGCCGCATCTTTCCCATTCGCGCTTAGTGACGGCACTGTCGTTGGTGAGTGTGTGGCTAACGAGGCGACGCTGGCCTGCACGGTCAAGGAGGTTCCGGCCTCTTACGCAGACAAGACGGACGTGTCCGGAACCTGGTGGGCGCGCGCCAGGCTTCAGGGTGGTGCGATTGGGACCACTGAAGGCACGATCACGCTGAATGGCAAGGCTGTTCGTACGCTCGTGTGGGGCGACAAGAACGGTGAGGGTGTCTGCACAAGTGATTGTGACGGACCGGCCCATTACGAATGGGCCAACCCAGAAAATGTAAAGTTCGGGTGGTCTAACGCCGATGGCACGATCTCATGGGGCATCAAGTGGATTGCTAAGGGCGGTGTCGAGTACACGGTCAAGGACTTCGACGCGAAGCTCGGACCCACTGTGAAGTGTGCGAAGTCGGATACGTGGAACCCGGATACGACTGAGGTTATCACTGCCGACCAGGTGGACCCGAACACGATTAAGTTCACGGCCCCGGATGGTGCTAAGACCTGTGTCACCTACCCGCCTGAGCATACTGTCGTTCCCGAGGGTCAGAACTCTGCGACCAATCATGCTGAGGTCAACGGCATGAAGCTCGAAGCCACGGCAACGGTTAAGAGCAATGGAGGTACAGATGGTGATGGTTCTGTGAAGCCAACTCCTGCCCCGGCACCTACGCCGTCTGAAGACCCGAAGCCTGAGCCGTCTCCGTCTGCTCCTGCACCGGAGCCGAGTGTTACGCCTGCCCCGCAGCCTACACCTTCTGTGAAGCCGACTCCTGTGCCCACTGAAGAGCCTACGCCCGCTCCTTCCGAGAAGCCTACACCTGCTCCTGCACCGTCTGAGAAGCCTTCTCCGGCACCCAGCCCTTCGGATGCACCTCAGTCTGTGCCGACTGCTACGCCTCAGCCGACTGCACCTGCTGCCGCACCTGAACAGGGCAAGCTCGCTAAGACGGGCGCTGACTTCCAGACCTTTGTCGTGATCGGCATTGTTGGTGGCTTGGCCGGTGCTGCTGCTCTCACGGTTTCGTGGTGCGCCGGTCGCCGTGGACGTGATCGCATCTGAGTGATACACTAGGAGCCTCCTTCCTAACAGGGCAGAGCGCCAGTGCTATTTAGTGCTGGCGCTCTGTCTTACCCAAAACACAGTGTGGCAGAGGTCACACAGGTTTCGTTTGTACCCCACACTAACACGTACTAATATTGACTGCGTAGAAAGGAGGGACAATGACAGACCCGAGTAAGGTTGTGGAAACGTGGCTCAAGCGAGTTGGCCGCAGTAGTTTCAGTTACTCAGATAGAGTCATGGGACAACCAGCCAGCGTCAAAAAGTTCAACCCAGTGAAACTGGACGAAACAGCAGAAAAACTCATCGACAGCATCTACAAATGGTGGTACGGCGAGACCAAGACAAAGCCCCGCTTCAATGATGTCGTTATCTGTCTGAGTCAGTACGTGAGCCGGAACAACAACTATGCGAACAAGCTCGTTCCACACGTACCTGATCTTAAAGATTTGAACTATATTTGGGACAAAGACTCTCGTATCAGTGTCACAAGTGGCGACCCGGATACATACATGGGTATCAGCCGACAACACATCAACAAATGGTACGAGCACTACAGTGCCTTAGAAACAGACTTCGGCCAACTAGCCGACGAAGTTATCACAGACTGCATTGCAGCACCAAGCACACTGAAGTTTGCTAAAGCTGCTGCACTCATGGTTGTACTCAACGAAAGGAGCAAAAATGCGCCCCACGCGACAGCACCATAACGATGCTGGTTTCGACCTGTCTACGAAGATGCCGGTGATCATCTATCCCGGTGAAGTTATCCTCGTGAAGACAGGTTACTACCCCGCTAAGTTCGACATTCCTGACGGCTCTGTCGGACTCGTCTTTGCCCGCTCTTCTTTGAGCAAGAAGGGCCTTCTACTCGCTAATGGTGTTGGTGTCATCGACGCTGGTTACGAGGGCGAAGTTCTCGTTCCACTGTGGAACATGAGTAAAGACACCCCTGTCGTTCTCGAAGAACATGAAAGGGTCGCTCAAATTGTCATCGTCAAGCTAGAGGGCACATCCGCTCTCTACGCACAGCCACCTGTCCAAGCCGGTGAGCGTGGTCAAGGTGGTTTTGGTTCGACTGGAAGGTCTATCTGAGAATGAACATCAACGTCTACTCCAAGCCCAGTTGCCCACAGTGTACGGCGACGTACCGCAAGCTGAAGGCGCTTGGACTGCCGTTCAATAGCACCGACGTAACGGAAGACGCAGATGCGCTGGCATTTATCCGCGCACTGGGTTATCAGCAAGCACCTGTCGTCGTTGTGCGTGAAGGTGCGCAAATTAAGGAACACTGGTCTGGGTTCCGACCGGACCTCTTGAAGAAGTATGAGGTGAAAAATGACTAAAATTACTGACCCTGTGAAGCTCGAAGAGGCTCGCGCCCGTATGGCTAAGGCCCGTGCCACCCGGATGGGCGGCAAATACCCACAGGATGTAGAAACCCGTGTTGCCTTCGTTCGGGAACTCGTGATTAAGCAGTTCAAGGATGCGGGCCTGTCGGTCATGAAAGATGGAGAACTTATCGGTGGGCCTTCCGCACGCTATTACCACACTAAGTTGGTGAACGGGAGCCTGACGATCAAGGACATGATCTTGCTCGGTGACTACATGCCGGTTGACTGGACTCTCATCTTCAGGTCTGTTCGACAGCCAAAGGATGTTCTGCGTCCATCTGATGCTGAGGCAGCACCTATTAATATGGAGTTTGCTGAGCCTGGCGATAACCCGTTTGCTGATTACTTTACTGATGTGGATGGTATGTGATGGAAGAAATTAGCTTGCGTGATTTCGGTAAGAGTCTGAGGAAAGAGATTCCAAGTATTGGCTCTACGAAGGTCATTAGGTTTCTGCGCCGTGAAGGATACCTGAAGAAGGGTCGGCATATTAGCGAGCCTACGGAAAAGGCCAAAGGACTGCTTGGTATCTGGCGTGTCTATAAGAACGGTAGAAACTCGCATCCCCAGGTGTATGTCACGAAAGAGGGTATCCAGGTGTTCACTGATATGATTATCTCCGAGTATGAGGACTTCGGTCCTTGGGAGATTAGGAGAAGTTATAGTGACTGACTGGCATAATCTGATCGCTGACTACAACCTGTGGTGCGATAACTACGATGAGGGCCGTAGTCGAGCACTTGACCGTGTTATCGTCCACCACAACGCTGGCAAGGCTATGTCGCATGGTGGTGTCCTTGCAGCGTTTAACCATAATGGCACGTCTGCGCACTACAATGTGGACATTGACGGCAGCACCGCACAGTTCGTCCACGACAAGGACACGGCCTGGCACTGCCCCGGCGTTAACTCGTGTTCGATTGGCATTGAGCACGCTAACTCCACTGGTGCTGAGGGTGGTTGGGACATTGGTGAAGCGACGCTTGATGCCGGTGCGCACCTGACTGCGGCCCTGTGTCGTGCGTATGGTCTTGGTCGTCCGCAGTGGCGTGTCAACGTGTTCCCCCACTCGGACTTCTATTCGACTGCCTGCCCCGCGTCTCTGCGGGATAAGTACGCTGGTGAATACATGGAGAAGGCTCAGGCGTACTATGACAACCTTGATGCTGAGATCACTCAGTCTGAGGGCTGGGTGTCGCAGGATGGTGGCTGGTGGTACCGCACCTCGGATGGTAGCTGGGAGACCGGCTGGTTCCCTGTGAACGATAAGTGGTTCTATGCCAACGAGAAGGGTTGGTTGCAGGCTGGTTGGCAGCATATCGACGGCCACTGGTACTTCCTGCACGATATGCACGATTCGCGCTACGGCGAGATGGAGACTGGCTGGCAGAAGATCGGTGAAAACTGGTTCCTCCTGAACGACAAGGGCCAGATGCAGACCGGCTGGCAGCTCGTCAAGGGCAAGTGGTACTTCCTTGAGGAAAACGGTGCTATGCGTACCGGGTGGCTGTCGTACAAGGGCAGTGATTACTTCCTCACTAAGGACGGCTCTATGGCTGTCGGCCTCGCTCAGACGCGCCTTGATGGTGCGTGCTCGATTTTCGGTGAGGACGGTAAGCTGCTTGTCGGTAAGCTGGTTGTCGAACAGGACGCTGACGGCATCGTGAAGCTGGTAGAATCTAAGTAACTTCGATTTAGGAGGAACTTTCATGGCTAATGAAGTCTTGACCACTGACCGTACTAAGTGGTACTTGTTGACCCCGGAGCGTCGCAAGGCACTGTACGCAGTGTTTGCAGCTATCGGAATGGTTGGTGTCGCTTACGGCGGTTGGACCGCCGAAAACTGGGAGCAGTGGTCTCAGGTGATCGAACGAGTCCTGTCTGTGATCGGTTTCCTTATCGCAACCGTTCACACTGGTGGTGTCTATACGGCACCCTCTTACGGCACTCCTGACGCTGAGTGACGTTCAGTAAGAACACCCCCTACTTGTGTGGTAGGGGGTGTTCGCTATAATAAGTGTCATGAAGAAGTTGATTAGTTCGATGACTGAGCCTCGCTCGGTAACGGCGGTGATGGTGGTTATTTACACCGCTATCGCTATTACCGGCTTTGGGTTCCTAACAAGCTACGATGAGCTGCCGTGGTTGATTGTTCTCTCTGGTGTGCTGATGGTTGTGTCCGGTGTTATGGGTGCCCCATCGGCATGGATTGGTTCTTGGTGGCTTGAAGGGCCTGCTGCTCTTGTCGCTGTTGTTGGAATCATGCTTGTGGCGATTGATGAATTGGTGCTGAGCACGGCACACGTCCATTGGCCCCTTCATGTTATTATTTTGTCAGTAATCATTGGTTTGTTCTTTTTTGCACGTGCTCTGCGTGTGTGGCCGTACTCGTATAGGCCCGGAGTACTGCCGAAGAGCAGACTAGAAGAAGCCGAGGAACGGTATCATAAGGCGAGGCAAGAATACTTGTCAACCGTTAGTGAGTAACAGGGGGATACGTGAATACTGCGCTTGTGGGGCTGATATGCTCTGCTGTCACCCTTGTTATCAAGGCTATTGTTGATGTGTGTGTTGATCGCTATAGGAAGGCCCAGGAAATACAGGATGCCAGGGATGACCTTGAAGCTGATTTGCGCACTCAGGCGTTTTTGTGGAAGGAACACGCTTACGCTGTTCGTGTGGCAGCGATTCAGGCTGGCGTGAAGGTCGATGACCTGCCCTCTGTTCCGAAGGAGGACTAATGTTTTTGGTCTGGTTTTTGCTTGGTATCTTCGTTGGTGCTGTTGTCGGTGTGTCTTGTACTTATGCGTACTTGGACAAGAAGTTTCAGAAGACAGTTGAAGAGGTGCTAAATGAGTTCAGTGAACAAATCGCGCAATTTGCTGACGAGTGATGACACGGAGCTGAAGGGCAAGCGGGACATGGCACTGTCGCTGCTGAAGCGTGGTGCCGACAGGAACAAGATCATCCAGGCGACAGGCTTCACGTCTGACGAGCTGTTCGTTATTGAGCAGTCGTACTACGACAGCCGACAGGAATTGTCGCCCCGCAATATGCGCATCAAGCAGCTTGATCGTCTTGATGCGCTTGTTGACATGGCCTACAGCCAGATCGAGATGTTCGGCCTTGCTGACGAGAAGGGCAACTGGGGTCAGAATCTTCAGGCTGTTCTTGCTGTTCTGCGTGAGATTTCCGAGGTCGCTAACCTCAAGCGCCAGACGGTGACTCATGAGATTCGTGTGATCGAAGAGAAGCAAGTGAACATCATGCTGTCGTTCACTAATCAGGTGTTGGAAGAGTACACGGCTATCATGTACCCGCACTTGTCGGCTGGGGCTAAGAAGGCTTTGGAGGTTAACAAGGCCGATTGGTTTGCTCAGGCTGTGAATAAGCCTGCCGCACTGCTTGAGGCTACTGTAGAAGTTGAGGGTGAGTAATGCTGCCTTTCGGTGCTGTCGCTAAGAAGTTTTCTGATGCCCAGCGTCTTGAAGTGTGGCGTAATAATCCTGCCAAGTGGGCTGAGGACCACGGCCTGTTTATGTGGTCTAAGCAGCGTGAAGTTTCACAGTCTGTTGTTGAACATCAGAAAACCCTTGTGGTTACTGGCAATGGTGTGGGTAAGAGTCGTTTGTCAGCTACCCTTGTCAACTGGTGGGTAGACACCCATCCTGTCGATGATACGACAGTCGTCACGACGGCGACAAACTGGAAACAGGTTCGTAACGTCCTGTGGAAAGAGATTCCTCGTGTCAAGGCCGATGCTGGCATTGGTGGCAAGGTTAACGCCGACGCAACATGGAAGATGGGAGACCGACAAGACCCTATCGCTTTCGGTATGAAGCCGGACGATAAGGACGAGTCGGGTTTTCAGGGTGTCCACGACCAGTACGTCCTCGTGATTATGGACGAGGCGGGCGGTATTTCCAAGGAAATCTTCACCGCTGCGGACGCAATCACGACCAACAAGTATGCGCGCATCTTGGCTATTGCTAACCCTAACGACCCGTCCTGTTACATGGCCGAGGTGTTTAAGCGCGAGATGCGCCTGAAGCCTGAAGAGCGCTCGTGGAATATTATTCAGTTCGGCGCATATGACACACCTAATTTCACGGGTGAAGTCGTACCCGTCGAAGTTGCGACTCGTCTTGTGCAGGTTGACTGGGTTGAGGCACGTAAGAAGGAATGGGGCGAGGATGACCCTCGTTTCGTCGCACGTGTTCTCGGTGAGTTCCCGGACGTGTCTGACGACGGTCTGTTCAATATGGGTCGCGTCATGCAGTCTATGGAGGCGTACGACACCTCGGAGCCGGATGAGGGTATGCCGATTGTTCTCGGTGTTGACGTTGCTCGTTATGGTTCCGACAGCTCAGTGATCGTGTCTAACCAAGGTGGGTACATCCGTATTCATGGGCGTTACCAGGGCTTGAATGGGCCTGAGCTTGCCCGTAAGGTTGGTGAGCTGGCAGTCGAACTCGGGGCTGTCGAGATTCGTATTGACGCTATCGGTGTTGGTGCATCCGTTCTCGATAGTATCTACAATTTCGTGCCCGCTGACATTTCTGTCATTGGTATTCACGGTAACGCGAAGTCTGGTGATAGCACTAAGTGGTACAACTATCGCGCCGCTATGTACGATCAATTCGCCAAGGCTGTCGCTGATGGTCGTGTCTTCCTGCCTGATGACGATGAGCTGCATAACGAGATCGCGTCAATCAAGTACGAGTACCGTGGTAGTGCCATGCTGATTGAATCGAAGGAGAATATGCGTAAACGCGGCATCAAGTCTCCTGACGTTCTCGATGCTGTCATTTACGCTTTCCAGGACATTAACGCAATTATGGCTGGTGATTCAGAAGGTCAGTACTATTCGCCCGATGATCTACTAGAAGAAGATGACCTCTTGGACTTCATGTTCGAGGAAGAGTTGTCTGTATTTCTAGCGTGATAGGATAATTAGCATGAAGTATGAGCAGACATTTCAAGAAGCGCTGGGGTCTTTTTCTGATACCCTAGCGCGTCTCAAGCGAGAAGATGTGGGCTGGTTGCCTTTGTCTGCTGTCGAAGGCCCTGATTCTCTGATTACTCTTGATGTGATTAGGGACCATTCAGCGCGTGCGCGCCGTTTGGCTACCCTTAACCCTATTGTGAAGCGTGGCTTGGTTGTACGTAATGCGTACATGTGGGGCGACCCCGTTGTCTACAAGGGTTCTACTGGCCCTTCCCGTAAGGTAATCGAAGAAAACGCTAAGGCTTGTTTCAGTGTGCAGGCGCGTGTTCGGGATGAGCAGTCTTTCAACACTGACGGTTGCGTCATTTATCTTGTGGATAAGGCGACAAAGACTGTTACGCCTGTTCCGTTAATGCGGCTTGCTGGTGTGGCTACTGATGATGCGACAGGTGATGTCGTTGCTCTTCTCATTAACCCTGTCGTAAGCGGTGAGCCTCAGTGGTACATGCTGTGGGACCGTGTAAGCGTGAAGATCACCAAGTCTAACTACAAGGTGAACAAGCGCTTGACGGCTGTGTATGCGACCGTGAATCGCCTTGCTGCTGAACAGTATGGCAAGCCCGATCTCATGAGTGCTATGTCGTATGCGCAGAAGTACAAGGAGCATCTTGAGGTCGCGCACCTCATGGAGAAGTCTCTCGCTAAGCTGGCCTTTAAGGCAACGAGTGTTAATTCTAAGCAGCAACAGGCCGTTCAGCAGCGTATGGCTGGTCCGGGTGTCGGCGGTACTGCGAGCATTGGTGCTGGGCAGGATATTCAGGCGATTAATAAGGCTGGCGCTGGGATTGATTTCTCGGCTGGTACGCCTCTTGCGTCTATGGTGTCGGCTGCGCTCGACATCCCTTTGTCGGTGTTGTTGACGGATGGTTCTGCTGGCGGTCGTCAGGGTGCTGAGACTGCGCTTGAAGACCCGACGTTTAAGGCATTGGAGTTGCGTCGTCAACTCCATATCGACATGTTGAATGAGATTGCTGCTGCTCTCGGTATTAAGGTGCAGATCGAGTACGGTTCGATCAATAATGACCAGACGCACCGCCGTATTCAGTCTTTGACGCTGGCGTTCCAGAATGGTGCGTTGCATCAGGTTGAAATGCGTTCCGGTGTGTTGCAGCTCTTGAAGATTGCTGGCTCTTTGCCGTTGGAAGACTTGCCTGAACTGCCTTCTGAGAATGAGGCTGAGGGTGAGGACGATTCTACAAAGAGCGGGGACGAGACTGAAGACGGGCGCGCAACGGGTGTTGGCCCAATGTCTGATGGTACTAACGACAATCGAGATAATGGAGGGACCGATGCCTAAGCTGCATGAGTCCACGAGCGCTGTCGGTACTGAGTCTCTTGGTGAGGGAAAGTACCGAATCAGGATTATCGTGCCCGGCCAGGGTTCTAGTGGTATTTACACTGCTGAGAACTTGGCTGAGTCTGCTCACCTTTTTAAGGCTGGCACGGAAATGTTTATCGACCACCCAACTGAGTCCGAGGAATGGGAGCGCCCAGAGCGTTCTATTCGTGATTACGCTGGTGTCTTTCTTGAAGACGCGACAGTTGGTGAGGATGGGGCACTCTACACTGTGTGTAAGGTGTTCTCGGGTGTTAACGAGCTAATCAAGGATAAGTGGGAATATATTGGTGTTTCCATTAATGCTTGGTGTGACCAGCCAATTGCGGAAACAGGTGTTGTTCCTGTTTTTGCTGGTGTTAGGTCGGTTGACTTTGTTACCGCGCCTGGTGCGGGTGGTGGCATTGTTGATCTGCTAGAATCAAATAGGAACAACAATTCTATTAAGGAGGGAACTGTGGACGAAAAGCTGCTTGAGTCCAAGTTCGATGAGCTGAAGGGTGAGATCGCTTCTCTTGTTGAAGCTATCGGCTCTAAGCTAGAGTCTGCTGTGGCCGCGATTCAGGAGGCCAAGGTGGAGGAACCGGCTGAGAAGGTCGAAGAGGCATCTGTCGATGTTGATTCTGTCCTTGAGGCCGGTAAGAAGATTGCCGAGTCGGGTCTGCCCGAGGCGGCTGTCGCGCGTGTTCGTGAGGCTGTGAAGAAGGGCGCGGATGTCGATTCCGCTCTTGAGGCCGAGCGCGCGTATCTCAAGGAGGCTGTCGCTGCGACTGCCACCCCTGTTGTGGAAGAATCGGCTGAGGTTTCCTTGAAGGAATCTTTCTCTAAGATTGGTTGGAAGTGATCATGGCGGGTATCAAGAAGTTCCCTCTGACGGGTAACAAGGATAACCAGATTTTCGAGTACAGCGATACTCTGTCGCTTGCTATTGACGACACGCAGAAGCACCTGAAGGCCGGTGATGCGGTTGTCGTCAACAAGGAGGCCGGTATTGCTGGCATTCTGATGTCGGATGTTGCTCCGAAGGATGAGAAGACGGATTACGCGACTGCTGCTGAGGCTCTTACCAAGCCTACGTATGGTCTGAACCGTAATCAGCACGCTTCTGTTCGCGTGAAGGGCGGCGTGTTCGCTCTCAAGGTTGATGGTACTGATCCGTCCCCGTTCAAGCCTGGCACGCTCGTCTACCTGAAGGCCGCTACTGCCGGTGGCAAGCCGACCATTACCTTCACCAAGGCTGGCGCTGATGTTGTGCTCGGCTGGGCGAAGGAGATTTACGCTACCGCCGCTAAGGATCGCGTCTACCAGGTTGTTCTCGACACTCGTCCCCTGGCCTGAGAGGTTTAACTAATGACTACTTTTGAGGAAAAGCAGCTTGAGTTCAACAAGCTGCTCGAAGGCTCTTTCGCTGGCGACAAGATCGCCCAGGCTCGTCTGAAGGAGGCTGTCACCTCTGACAGCCTCGCTCCAACCATGTTTGTTAACGCTGCTAATGTGCAGTTCGTTAACGCTTACAACGAGTATGACTCGATCTGGCCGAAGATCGCTGAGAAGGTTCTTCTCAACGACTTCCGTCCTGCCGCGTACCTGTCGCTCAATTCGGACATTGCTACGATGCCGATTGACAATGGTGGTTTCTCGCCTATTCAGGATACGTTGCCCGCGATTCCTGAGTTGACCCCTTACCCGACGCTTACCTACACCGGCAATGGCCGCTTTGTCGAGGTCAGTAAGCACGGTGCGCGCCTTCAGTTCTCATTCGAGGCAATCGTCAATGATGATTGGAACACGATTGAGAAGCTGCCGACTGACGCTGGCCGTCTTGCGGCTCGCACTGAGGACTTGCTGGTTCTCATGACCTTGTTCGACCCCCGCAACAAGAACATTAAGACCGAGCTGGGTCGTCAGCTTGACCTGACGAAGGTGCCTGCCGAGTTCAAGGGTGAGGCTGTTGTCGGGGCTAACGGCAAGGACGCGCGTATTTCCTACGGTGCGATTACTGCTGCTCGTTGGCAGGCCCTTAACACCAAGTCTGAGTCCGGTCGCACGGTCACCGTGCCTGGTGGTTTCGCGCTGGTGTGTTCGCCCGCTCAGGCTCAGCTTGCGCGCGAGATTCTTGCTATCCGTGAGATTCGCACGACCAACGGCAAGACGACCACGATCAGTACTAACACGCTGACCGACATTGAGGTTGTCGAGTCTGATCTCATTGGCACCATTGTTGGTGACGACGCTTGGGCACTGGTTCCCAAGGGTGGTAAGGCTGGCGATAAGACCACTATCGCTAAGACCTCCATGCGTGGCCGTGAGACCCCGGAGCTTCGTGCACACAACGCGACTGGTACGATGCTCGGCGGCGGTGCTGTCGATTACCGTGAAGGTTCTTTCGACAATGACGACGTGGAGATTCGCGTTCGTCAGATCGCGGGTGCTGGCCTGCTGAACCTTGATGGTGTCGTCCTCTCTGCCGGTGGTCAAAGCGATCACCTCTGATCAGTTAGCTGAGTAGCAAGACCCTGTGGCCCCTTTGGTCACGGGGTCTTGCTATACTGGTTTTATGAGTGATATTAATTTTTCTTCTTCTGTGGGTCAGGTGCGTGTTCTTATTCCTGATTTGCGTAAGTTGGAGGACTTGCGTGATTTGAGGAACGAGCCGCGTTATCTTTTCGCGGATGAAGAGATTGAGGCTTTGCTCGCTGTTAACGGTGGGAATGTGAAGCTGGCTGCTGCCGATGCGTGTGACGCTATTGGCATGGATAAGGCTTTGCAGCTGCTTGTCTTGAAGACGGACGACAAGCAGACGGACGGCGCGAAGTTGCTGGCTGCAATTGTCGGACGTGCTCGGCAGTTGCGTGCTCAGGCGAAGGAAGATGAGGTAAATAACCTCTGTTTTGATGTTGTGCAGCCAACGTTTGAGCCAGTGGATTGGGCGGTGAACTTCTAATGGGCTTGTCGATTGACCCGAATATTCATCCTCTGTTCATGTATGCATCGTATTATCCATTGCAGTTGTTGGCTAATACGAAGGTGGCCATCTTCACTGAGCCGGATACGATGTCGTATGACTGGTCTGAAGAGACTGGTTTGTCGTATGATTACCACAACCCTATATGGCTGGGTTGGGCGAACGTCACGCCCAATGTTGACTGGCGTGCCCGTAATCGTGAGTGGGCAGGTACAGTCACCGGTGTTCATGCGTATCGTGTGCAGCTTTTGCATATCGACAAGAATGAGGCTTTGTCACGTGATATGTGGGGCAGGCCGGAGATGCGTGTGTCGTTCGCTGAGGGTATGCGCGTCCGGATTGAGGAGATGCCAACAGACCCGGGGATTCAAGGCTTGAGGCTGGTTGTGCGTAACGCTCAGGTTGATACACTGAACTGGCAGGTGACGCTTTTGTGTGATGTGGCAACGGGGGAGACTACTAATGGCTAGGACGAGGAAAACCGTCAAGTTTGACGGGCGCGTTGCTGGCATTAAGGTAACTGTCGATTCTGACCGTTATGGTGCTGCGGCTAAGGCGAAGAAGAAGATCATCGACGCTGCGTGGAAGAAGGTTGACGCTGCGGCTAAGGCTGCTGCTATCGCTTCTACTGAGTATGGCCGTGCTTTGATTGCGACAGACCCGCGCCGTGTTGATACTGGTTATATGCGTGATGCTTTCCGTGTTGATGCTTCTAAGGGTGGCAAGGTTGTCGAGATTGGTTGGCATCGGTGGGATAAGGCTAAGCCGTATTACTCGTGGCAGGAGAACGGTACGTATAGTCAGCGTACGACAGGCTATCTTCGTTCTGGATTGCGTGGTAAGGCGACTGGCGGCGACAAGGGGAAGGGTATTACCCCGGCTAAGTATTTGCCGCGTGTGACGGCTGTGTTCCGTGAAGAGTTCTACGGGAGGCTGAAGTGAAAGATCGTACATTAGAGTTTGACGAGGCTTGCATTGCCTTGTTGAACACGATCAACAGCATTAAGGTTTTCGACTCTTTTTCACGTGATACGAAGGTGCCTCTCTATATCGTGTACCACGGTGGTGCCGAGATTAATCGTCAGTTGGACGAATATGTGTCTTTGGCTGGACATACTCTGGATGTGTACGAGCATCCGTTCACGGTGGACGTGTACGCCGCGAATAAAGACATTCTCAACCGGCTTGTGTCGGTTGTGAAAGAGAAGCTCATTGGTGCTGTATTGATTGAAGGGTCGAATGGTGTCAACATTGCTGCGTCGGTTGGTACTGATAGCGATTTTGATTCTACCCTGCGTCCTGCGGTTTATCAGCACAGTATGAGTTTTTACGTCAACCTAGATAGGGGTGAGTGAATTGCGCGTGCGCAATGTTTTTACCAATATTGTCTGCGACAAGACTGAAGATGAGCTGGCTGTTCTGCCGGACATGTATGAGGTTGTCGATGACAATACGCCGATTACACAGGCCAAGTGTTGCGGCGAGGATGATACCATTGAAGATGACGATATCGTTTCCAACAAGGAGGAAGACTGATGCCCAAGATGCTGTCTCCGAACACCACTATTTGGTGGGTTCCGGCTGATGCTATCACCACTACGGCTGACCTGTTTAAGGCGACGACCTACACGGGTGGCACGCCGAAGGCTGTCGATATTTCGTGTGCTATCGCGGCGGGTATGACGCTCGGTGCGACGGACTCGGACACGGATGACTCGCGTACCATTTGTGATTCTGGTAACGCAAAGACCCCGACCATTGCCAACTATGAGGCTTCGCTGACGTTCTTCCGCGAGGCTATCGCGGCTGGACAGAAGGCTGCTGGCAATACGTCTGTCTACGACAAGGCGTACCAGCTGTTCAAGCGTGGCACCCTTGATGGTATCAAGGAAGGCTACCTGGTCCAGCGTATCGGTTTCCGACAGGGCACCCCTGTCGAGGCTGGTATGGAACTCTCGGCCTTTAAGGTCGTGCCGGATAACCCGAAGGACGAGTTGGGTGACGGCGACAAGCCGATTCAGTTCACCGTCCCGTTCCTGCCCCAGGGCTTTATGGAGTTGAATAAGGCTGTCGCTGCCTGATCAATTCTGATAGAATACCCCCGTGCCCCCGAGGTGCGGGGGTATTCCTTTATCTGATTGGAGTAGACATCATGGCTTTTGAGCTGTCTAAGATTATCTCGTCTATCAAGCCTACGGTTAAGGCTATCGACGTGCCCCTGAATACTGAGGATGCGGAGCGTTTCGCTCAGCTGGTCGAACTGGCTAAGACCGCGCAGATCGCTGAGGCACCACTGTCTCGTTCGATTACCGACACTGCCCCAGGTGTCGAGCTTGAGGAAGAGCTTGAAAGGCTGCGCAAGCAGACGATCACGCTGCGTCTGCGCGCCCTGTCGAACAAGGAGCTGTACGTCCTGAAGCGTAAGGTCTGGGAAGACCCGTTCTTCTCTACGAAGAACAAGAGTGCCGAGGAAAAGGCTGTCATCGAGATCGAGCGTGAAGACCGTCTGATGGAGTATATCGTTGCTCGTGCCTGTGTCGAGATCATCGACAATGAGACTGGTGAGTCGAAGAACGGTCTGACTGATGACGAGGCTGCGGAGCTGCGTGGTTATCTGCCTGAGTTCTTGTGGCAGCAGATTTGTGCGACGTGGAATGATGCTCAGGAGCTTGGAGCTGTGGTGGCTGAGGCGATTTCTGACCCTACGTTTCGTGGGGACGGAGCTGAGCAAGCCGGAGAACCAGTGGATGATTCTTCTACTGAAGACGGCGAGAGCGGAGAGTAAGCCTCCGACACTGTTTACAGGCGCACATGGCATGTTTGCTCGGGTTGCGCCTGTGTGGATTGGTGATGAGCTTGACTCGGAGCCGATAGATCAAACTGAATACACTAATTTGGACCTGGCTTTGGCTGCGGGTTATCAGTATTATCTCGATAGTCTGTGTAACAAGTGCGGTACGCCGCTTTGGTACGGTCGCAGTGAGCATAGTGCAATTGAATTTCATGTTGAGACATCGACGTGTTATTCATGTGCTGAGCTAGATAGACATCGTGAGCACGCGAAGGAAACCAAGCCGGGTGAAAGCACATACACGGTGATGGGCACTGTCGAATACTCGGACGGTACGAAAGAGCCGTTGCCTTCACCTCTTGAAGCGCTTGAGCAAGTTAGGTAGGAAAAGTCCCTGGTATCATTGAAGTGGTATCAGGGACTTTTCTTTTTAGGAGTTAAGGTGGCAGACGAGTCAATCAAGATCGACATTGACGTTAACGCTGCTGGGGCAGATAAGGCGGCACAGAGCATTGGTGCTCTGGAAAAGCAGATTGGTTCGCTTCAGAGTGCTGTCGCTTCTCTGAAGGCACCTTCTGGTCGTGGTGGGACTGTTCTTGATTCTTTGCAGCTTGACAGCTCGAAGGTCAAGAATATGCGCGATTCTGCATCTGCGCTGAAGTCGGTTGCGGATGCGCTTGGCTCGTTGAATAAGGCTGCTGGGGACGCTAGTAAGGCTGATTTGTCAGCGGGTGTCGATAAGGCTGTTTCGGCGTATCGACAGTTCATCCGTGAGACTCGCACGATGAACAGCTTGAGCAAGGACCATATCGCTAAGCTGAAGGATACTGCCTCGGCTATGCGTGAGGTTGCTTCTGCGTCTAATGCTATGGCTGAGGCTGAGAATAAGGCGAAGAAGGCTCAGGCTCAGCTGAATCAGTCGCAGGCGCGTAAGACTGAGGCGCAGGCTGAAAAGTTGCGTGCGCAAGCTTCTGTGAAGCGTGAGGATAACGCTATCCCGTTGCAGAAGCAGAAGGGGAGGGATGAGCGTAGCCTTGTACGGGCGAAGGGCGCTGAGGCTACCCGTCTTGCTGAGATTCAAGCGCTCACCGCTTTGGAGCAGGCTGAGATCAGGGCCGCTGCAACGACGGCTTCTGCTGAGTCTAAGCGTGCCGCCGCTGTCGCTAGTGCATCTGCCCGTATTGAGGCTTCTCGTGAGGCTGAGCTTGCTCGTACTGAGCGTGCGCGTATCCGTGAGGAAGAGCTGACTAAGCGTACTGCTATTCGTTCTGATGCGAGTAATGCTCGCGCTAATGCTCGTATGAGTGAGCACGCTATTGAGAACGCTCGTTATGCTGCTCGTGACATGGCCGTGTATTACGGCGCTATTACGGCTGGCATTGGTCGTGTGGTGTCGTCTGCTGCTCAGGCTGGTATTGCGCAGGAGCGCGCATTTGCTGATGTGGAGCGCACCGCTCAGGGTACGACACAGAGCTTGAATGAGCTGCGCAAGTCTTACACCGAGCTTTCTACGACGACTACTACGTCGTTTGCTGATCTGGCGAAGATCGGCACGCTTGGTGCCCAGATGAACATCCCGACAAACCAGCTCAAGGACTTCACGAAGGCTGTCGCTGAGTTCTCTACAGTGACCGGCATGGAGGTCGAGTCTGCGACTACAGCCTTTGGTCGTTTCGGTCAGATGATGGGTGGCTTGCAGGAGTCCGCCAAGGGTAAGGGCGACGGCTACGCGGTTCTGGCTAACCAGATTGCTGATCTTGGTGCAAAGTCGGTTGCGACTGAGCCTGAGATCGCTAACATGGCCGTGTCGATTGCTGCTCAAGGTAAGTCGGCTGGCTTCACTCAGAATGAGATTCTTGCCCTGTCGTCTACGTTGTCGTCGCTCGCTATTCCGAAGGAATGGGCGCGCGGCTCGCTTCAGCGTATCTTTAACTCGATCAATGCGGCGGCTGCTGATGGTGGCGAGAAGATGCACACCTACGCTCAGGCTGTCGGCGTGACTGATGCTGAGTTCCAGAAGTTGTGGCGTGACGACCCGAACAAGGTATTCCAAGGCATCTTGCAGAACCTTGCAGGTATCAGCGATAAGGTTGAGAAGGCTCAGGCGATTAAGGACTTGGGCTTCAAGAACGTGCGTGACGTTGAATTGCTGTCGCGTATGTCAAACAGTGTCGGCCTGTATGTCGAGCAGCTAAAGGAGGCCGAGGCGGCTTCTAAGGGTACGACGTTCATTGATGAGTCGATGGGCATCATCATGGACACTATGGCTGCGAAGGTTGAGGCTTTCCAGCACGCCTTGCAAAACGCTGGCGCGGCTATGAACTCTAGCTTCATGGTTCCGTTCAAGCTGCTGATTTCTGCTGCGACAGGTATCGTTAACGCTTTCGCTAAGCTGCCTGCCCCTATTCAGGCGTTTGTTGGTGCGCTCGCGGCTGTGGCGACAGTGCGTGTTGGATTGTTGGCTACGAAGGCTGCGGCTGTGTCGATGTCTGCTACGTATTTGCAGATGGGCAATCGTATGCGTCAGGCGACAGGTGATGCAAGTTTGACGTGGGGCACCGTGTGGAAGGCTGTGAACCAGGCTCGAACGGCTACGGTCGCTTACGACAGTACTCTTGCGGCTAACGTGGCTACTGCTAATGCGGCTGCTGCGGCTAACCAGAGACTTGCTGCTGCAGATAACGCGGTGGCTGCGGCTGCTGGTAAGGCTGCGGCTGCTAAGGGTGCTCAGGCTGCTGCGTCTGCGGTTTCTACAGGTGCTTCTGTGGCTGCTGGCGCAGGTCAGGCTGTGGGCGCATTGTCTAAGCTGTCGTCGGTTGGCTCTGGCCTCATGGCTATGTTTGGTGGCCCGTGGGGTATTGTTATCTCGGCTGGCTTGTCGCTCGTGTCTGTCGGCGCTACGTACTTGGGTGATGCTTTCCAGGAGTCATCGGCTAAGGCTGACGAGTTTAAGAACGCTGTGGGTGGTTCTTCGGCTATTCTGAACGCTTTGGCTCAGGATACAAAGGAAGTCGGTAATGGCACGCAGACTGGCTTTATGGAGCTGAACGCAGCTATTGAACAGAATGGTGAAGTTCTCACCTCTAACGGCCAGGCGCTTGGTTACTACATTGATAAGTCCGGTCAGGTTGTTCAGGCTACCCACGAGCAGGCCGAGGCAATGGGCTTCTCGACCTTGAAGATCGGTGAGCACACCCAAGCATTGATTATGGATGCTGTTCAGGGGTCTGATGCCTTTAAGAACATGTCGAAGGAAACTAAGCAGGCCCTTGTCGATATGGGCTTCTCGTACGCTAAGTACATTAAGCTCGCGTCCACCTCTGAGGCTCAGGGTGGTGGTCAGAAGGCTGCTGATGCTTACGTGAACGGGTATATCGATCAGATTAAGGCTCGCAAGGCTGACGCTGTTAACGCTGTTAACAGCACAATTGTTGACACTGGCACCATGAATGGTACGGGTGGCGGCAATGCTGCTGCTAACCAGAAGCGTGCTGAAGCTGCTCAGCCGTACAACCAGCAGATTGAAGCTCTAGAAGGTCTGAAGTCTAAGACCGAGGGTGTCGGCGGCGCTATGCGTGACGCTCTAAATGACGCTGCACTCTTTAATCAGGGTATTGAAGAAACAGGTGACGCAGCAGAAGAGGCTGGCTTCAAGATCGGTGATGCTAAGGGTGAGTTCAAGAGCATGGCAGAGGCTATCCGCTCTGTGCTCGATGAGATGTTCTCTTCGACCGATGCGGCTGCTGCTCTCGATTCGTCGTTGCAGCAGGTGTACGAGTCGATGCAGGAGCATGGCACGTCGATGGACCCGAACAGCCCGGACGGTCAGGCGAACATTGCGGCTATCTCGGACTACTTCGAGAAGATGGGTAATGCTGCTGCGGCTGGTATTGAGGAAATGGGCTATACGGGTGAAGAGGCGTACCAGTACGCTCAGAACTCGATTCAAGACACCATTGACTTCCTTGCTGCCCAGGGCTTCGACATGAGCCAGTTCGAGCAGCAACGGGACACTATGGCCGCGATTATCGCTCAGCCGTACCAGTCCGGTGAGGTTGACCATAGTGCTACGGATGCGTCGCTTGGTCAGATGGTTGATAACGCGGCTCAGGCGGTGTCGCAGGCTCAGGGTTTCCTTGGCAAGGTGCAGGCTATCTGGAACTCCATCCAGTCGTACATGGGTGCGATTGGTGGTGCGAAGTCTAAGACTGGTAAGGGTTCGTACACTCCGGGACAGAAGTCCAAGATTCGTATGCCAACCTTTGCTAATCGTAACAATGCTGCGTCGGCGTTTAGCGGCAACAACTTCAAGGCTAAGCCTTCTCGCTCCGGTGGTGGAGGTGGTGGCCGTTCGCCTCGTTCCGGTGGAGGCGGCGGTGCGGGCCGTGCAAAGAAGGAAACGAAGACTGCTGCTGAGCTTTTCGAGGACTTCCTTAGCCGCTTGAAGTCTGCGCTCGATAAGGCGTTGACTTCGTGGTGGCGTTCTACGACTGCTCAGGACAATTACCGTAAGGGCTTGAACAGCCTGAAGAAGGATGTTGAGGGCACGACGAAGAAGGTTTCTGATCTTCGTAAGGAGAATGAGAAACTTGCGTCGGATATGCGTAAGAACCAGCAGGAATTGCACGATGCTGAGTTCTTCCATGCTGTCGCTGTGAAGTACGGCGACACGGAGCGTGCACAGTCTACTCAGGTTGATATTGACGAGGCTAAGCAGAAGATCAATGAGGGCCAGACGAAGATTGCGGACAACGACAAGGAGATCGCAACTCTTCAGGCTGGGCAGTTTGCACTGAAGGGCTACACGGAGGCGGCTATCGCTAACCGTGAGGCTTTGCGGTCGTTGCAGTCTCAGATGATTGGTTTGATTGAGGCGTATGCTGCCGCTGGTCATTCGACACAGGAGATTGAGGCGTACACGCAATCGCTGAAGCAGCAGTTTATTGACCAGGTTACTCAGCTTGGGTTCAACCAGGGTGAAGTGACTGAACTTGCTGGCGCTTTCGATAGCTTGACTTCGACTATTGGGCAGGTTCCTCGTGATGTGAAGGAAAATGTGACGGATAATGGCACTGTCGCTTCGACACAGGGTGCCATTGATTCGTTGCACGCTGACCCTGTGACTGTTCCTGTCCAGCCGAGTAGCCGTGAGATCAACGTCAGGGTCAGGTACCAGATTGATGAAGCGTCTTATGCCGCTGCGCTTAATGCTGCGCGGATGAACCCGCTGGGTAGTCAGAACCGCACTGTTCGTACCCGTTCTGGTAGGAACATCGGAACTCTGTATACAGGTGGTTTGCTGTCGAGCGCGAACTCTCTGCCTGGGTTTGCGGGCGGTGGCTTGTTGCCTGGTCGTCCTCCGGCTAACCCGAAGGCCGACAACCTCATGGCTACGGACGGTAAGGGCATGTTCCGTGTCCGTAGCGGTGAGTACGTGATTTCTCAACCCGCTGTCGATTTCTACGGCAAGAACTTCATGAACGCCTTGAACACGATGCAGGTGCCTGTGTCGGCTGGCGGTGTCTATGCTATGGGTGGTAGCTCTGATCTTGTTACAATTAACCCAGCACAGTTTAATCAGTTGGTGAAGGCTGTTTCTACGGCTGTCGTCCTTGATGGTCGTGCCATTAGCCAGAGCATCGACAATGGGAATATGAGGACAGGTAACCGTGGTGTCTACTAGGGGTTGCGCAACCCGCGAGGTTTGTTTTGGCGTTGGTAACGACATTATCAAGTGGTTTCCGGCACCGGATGAGTCGCCCGTTTCGACTAATGTTCATTCGGGCGACTCGCAGCGCCTCTTGAATGGTCTCGCCTACATGGGCGGTTCTGTGTATGGTGGTAGGCATTATGAGTTGTCGTGGTCGTTCTTGAATCGTGAGCAGGCTAATACGTTCCGTGAGCTGTTTATGAACAGGACGGGCGAGTGGGTGACGTATCTGGACCCGTTCTCGATGAAGAACGTTTTGTCGCCTTTGATGGGTTTGCCGTACTTGCATTACCATGTTGGTTCACCGTTTGCGTTTAATGACTGGGGTAAGCAAGCACTGTTCCCTACGAAGGCTAACAACCCTCAGTCTGGGCATCCGGGTGTCGTGCTGAAGAGTGGTGTACTTCAGATAAACAACAAGTTCCAGTCTACCGTTGATCGTCTGAATGGGCGGCAGGTGTCTTTGGCTTTGTCGAAGGTTGGTCAGTACACTGAGCGTGTTCTTGTGCCTGAAGGCCATAAGGGTGTGTTTTTGTCGTCTGGGCCGGAAGATGGTAAGAGTCCGTTTGCGTTTAATTTCCGTAAATTGACTGGTGTCTCTGACACCTTCACTATCAATAAGAATACGGTGCGCGCACTTGATCCCGGTTTGTGGGAGGTGTCGCTTCTTCCGAGGTTTGAAGGAGGTCTCGATTGGACTATGCTTCAGATCGTGCCCGAGGATACACACATCGACACAGCCGTTAACCTGTATGAGTTCGCGTACCCTTCTGGTGGTGGAAATCTTCAGGTTGTTCCTGGCTCGGCTAGTGTTGTGACTGTGAACAACTATCGGGGTCATTACACGGCTTCTGTGACACTGGAAGAGGTTTACTCATGGTAATGCAAGCTATTGGGTTTCCTAACAATAAGCTGACTGGCTGGTCTGTCGTTGAGGATGCAGTATCTCTTGACCGCGATTCTACGACAGGTGGCTTCTCTGAGTATTCTCTTGAGGGTGCTGGGTATGTGGAGCCTGCGGATGTGATGACGAAGGAGATTCGTCTCGACAGCCCTGTTTTTGGCCGTACCCACGCATTTGTCCGGTCAATTACTAACACCCCTTGGTCGTGGTCTGCGACGTTGAATGACCCGTTCTATCGTCTTGATGTGTCGGCTGAGGTCAAGCATCTTCAGGGCGCTACTATGGACAAGATTGTTGCGCTTGTGTTTAAGGCTGCCGGTGTCGAGTCTCCGAAGGTTTATGTTGCTAAGTCTACTGCCGATGCACCTAACCCTTTCCTAGCACCTAAGACGACTGTAGCTGTTAAGACGTATGATTTTGTTGGTGGCAAGGGCAATCTGTGGACTATTCTCAAGAGCTTCTTGTCTGCTAACAACTATCAGATTACATGGATCTATGACACTATTGTTCTTTTTGAGAATCACACGGTGCTTACTCGGTTCCAAGGGTCTACTGTAGATTATTCGTTGCAGTGGACGATTAACGAGCCATTCTCGCACATTGAGTGTACGTACTACCCTACAGTTGTTCATCCAGCCTCGTCTGATTATCGTTCAGGTAACAGAGGCGGCGATATACCTACTGTTGCTGGCGAGGATCGGATTAGTCTCATTCATCCTCAGCCGTCGAATAATAAGACTCCGATTGAGTCGATTAAGGCTGCTGAGGTTTTGTCTGTTGAATCGGGTGAGACTAAGGAGTTCATCCTTGAAGTGCAGGGAACGATTGATTATCTGTATTCTCAGCCTGAATGTGTCATGCCGAGGGAAGTAGGCACTGACTTCAATATCCGTACTCGTGTCAATGGGCAGGTCTACTTCGCCCGTTCTGTGTATTCTGTTGTCGGCAAGGATAACAAGCCGATTACACCGGCGCAGTGGTATGCAGAAGGTGGCTCTCTTCACATCGAGAAGGGTGACGAGGCTAACCAGATCAAGGTGACTGTGACGGGCATGTCGAATGAGCGTCTTGCACCGTACCGTATTGCCGAGTCTGACGGTCAGACTGACTACAGCACGCTTCGCATCTATGGTCACGCTTACCTGTGTGACCAGGAGACGTTGACGTTCTACACTGGTTACCCGTATAAGACGGATGCTGTGAAGATCGACAGCATGAACCTAACGACGAAGGCTCAGGCGTATGACGCTTGCGTGTATGCTGCTCAGAGTGCTTTCGGCTATGCCGCCGAGATGGATTGGACAGGCACTATCCCCATGCACGAGTCGTATACCGATGTTGTGTACGATTTCGAGCGCGAGCCTGTGTACCTGTCCGATGTCGATGCCTTTACGGGTGCACCATTGCCGGAGAAGGCTACTGAGAAGTGGCCTCGTGGTACGACGATGCAGAAGATTATGAACGATCTTTTGGAGTTCACGAAGAACAAGCCTGTAGTGTCGAATCAGCAGGTGTTCGGTCGCATTGCTGGCACGACGGCAGTGTATGACCACTTTACATGGCATATCAAGTCGGCTTCGTATGATGAGTCGAGTGTGAAGGCTTCGTGCGAGGCGCTTACGAGGGTGTCGGATGTTGCTACAATATTCGATAGGCCACGAGTTGCGGATTATCCTCTTGAGGCTGGTATCACGCTTCGAGAGTTGACGTTGAAAGGAGTAACCCATAGTGAAGCACAATCTTCCGACCCCATCCCAGGCATGGGGAAGTGACATCGACAGGCGCGTAGCGTATCTTGAGAATGACATGACCTTGATGAAAAGCAAGGTCGGTAACTCTTATGATGCTGTGAGCGCGCTGGTCTCTACTCGTGCGGCAAATGGTGTTGCGCAGCCGTTCTATCAGGAGATGCTAGTTGAGCAGCCCGGTAGCAGCCCCGGCATTGGGGCGTATGAGGACTTGTGGAAAGCGCCTTTGGATTGGGGTAATGCTGGTTCGTTCATGCAGCTGTCGATCACGGGGTTTCTTTACATCCCTGTGATCCCGTTGACCACGGGCGAGTATATTTTTCCACAGGTTGTCACGGGTGTTCGAGACCATCTTGGTCGTGAGCGTAAACTTGTGCATGTCCCTTATGTGGTTTCAGGTCTTGCTACGGGTAGGGGTGGTCGGGGCACTGACTTGGTGATGGTGACTGGCTTGTCGTTTACTATGGTTGTTGATTACGACAATTTCCAGTATGGGACTGCTTTTATTGGGTTGAAGGGTTCCAAGGAGCATCCAGAATATATCGACAACCACAACGGCCACGCATATGTTTCCGTTCAATTCTCAGGAGTGAGGTACTAACATGGGTACAGTTAACGATCAGGGCATTTGGACTTACTCTGATTCCGACATTGTTCAGAGTTGGCCTGTTTTTATGAACCTTGGTTTCAACTCTGTCTCTGACGTTGTGAAGCAACTTCAGAAGGGCCGCGTCATTATCGCTAACAATGCGAGTGATTATGACTCTAAGCTGGCTGCTATCCGTAAGGCTGGGGCTAACAACTATGATGTCCTTATTTACCGTAAGGACACTAAAGAGATGTTGATTAACAGTAACGGTCAGCTCACTAAGATTTGGGGTGGGGCTGTCGAAACGGATTACGTGAACGAAAATGCTTCGTTTGCGGATTACAAGCGCTATGTTGTTAATGGCTCTACCGCGCGTGTTAGCCGTAATATCCGCTTGTCGAAGGCTGGACTTTGGCTGATCTCAGGCAATATCACGATCACTAACGACTTTGACGCTAACGGTGCCTACATCAACGTTTTTATGATGATTGACGGCAAGGAACATAACGTTGGTGTTTACAACACGTACAACTACAATAAGAATGTCATGTACGTTAGTATGGGTCCGATTGCTAAGTACATCGACACACCCGGCAAGGAAGTGTCCGTGTCTGTCCGACTGCAAGTTGACCAGAACACTAACCTCGGCTGGGGTGGTCTTACTATCCAGGCGACAAAGATCGGTTAGTGTGCTAGACTAGACCACGACAGTTAACCACCCCGTGAGGGTGCTGCGGCTGTTGGGTGTGGCACAGAAAACCCCTCTGCTAGTTCTCCTTTCCTAGCAGAGGGGTTTTCGCTATCTCGGCCACCCGTTGTCGAGTGTCCACTTGTGCTTCAGCTCGTGAACCAGGTAGTACACGAGATGTCGGAAGGCATCACGGACATCGTTTGCGTCCTTGTAGTTCACGTCCTTACCTGTGAGCCACCACCCCAGATTCTTCAGTGTCGCGTCCACTACCAGCCCCTTGGCCTGTGCCGGTGTCTGGTAGTGGATGTCATCGACAAACCAGTCAAGGATTGCGTTGACCTTCACGGGGGTAAGGTCTGCTGTGAACTTGTTGCTGGGTCTCAGGTCGAACTGCTCAGCCACGACAACGGCTTGAGGGTACTCGTCAAGGTAGTGTTTGATGAGTTCTGCCGTTTCGGTGTGTGTCGAGCAGATGAACTGGTCGAAGTGTAGAATCTCCACCTCTTCTTCGACACGTGCCACAACGAGGCCAGTGTTCACGCCGGGGTCAATTGCTATTACTGTCGTCGTCATTATCTTCCTCCATCCAGTTTTCGGTGATGACTGCATATCCGGTACCCATGAGCCTGTTTCGGCCTGTCGGTGAGAGGCCGCCGAAAACACCAGAGCGGAACTTTTTGCCGTCGATTGGTGTTTCTTCGGCTATCAGACAGTCTTGAAGGCATTGTTCCTTGACAGGGCACTCATTACAAAAAGCCCTCACAACTGTTTCGTAGAGTGTCGGGTCGTAGAACCATTCGGTTGGTGCTCCACTACAGGGTGCCTGCTTGTAGTCTGTCACACTTCCTCCCAGTTGTTTCCGACTTCAGCTTCAGCGGCAAACGGTACGCGGTTAAAAACCAGTGTCGCTGCCTTAGCCATTTCGCGCTCCATCATCTTCGAGCACTCTTCGATGGTTTCTTCTGGGCACTCGACGTAGGTAGCGTCATGGACGAGACCAATCAGCTTAGCTCCGTATTGACCAACCTGTTCATTGATCTTGATTGCTGCATTTAGGCAAATGTCGTTCGCAGTGGACTGTGGAACAAATGCAAGTGCTTCGTTCTGCGTCGAACTGTAGTTGTTATCCGACACAAACAGGGGGTTGAACGTGAGGCCGAACTTGGTTTTACGTTCGTTGTCTTCTTCCCTACGTCCAACGCTGTGCCGTACTCGTGTCTGCCAGTCTCGAAGTCCTGGATAGGCACCAAGGTATTGATCAACAACGTGTTGTGCATCTTTGATTGGCTGTTCGAGGGCTGTCGCAATAGCAGGCACACCCCGACCATAGTTCAAGCCATACACCACACTCTTTACCAGTGCGCGCATGTTCTTAGCAGTCTTTGGCTGTTCATGCTTGAAAGCCTCATACGCTTCGATTGTCGGGAACTCTTCTGGCCAGATTTTCGTCATCAGATCATCGAAGAAGTCAGGCGCACCCGGCTGGAAGGCAGCAATCATGGCCTCGTCGTCGGCAAGCTCAGCGACAGTACGTAGCTCAGCCTGCGAGTAGTCACACGAGATAATCTTGCACCCCGGCGCAGCGACAAGTGCACGCTTGATGCCACTGTCGCGTCCCATCGTCTGAATCGCCGGGCCTTTAGCCGAGAGGCGACCAGTCTTAGCACCGTGGGGAAGGTAGTACGGGTGGATACGTCCATCCTCACCGATCTTACGCCGCACGTTAGCAATGAAGCTCCCAATCACCTTAGCGGCGTAGCGGTACTCAAGCAGAGCGTCGATAAACTCGACCTCCTTACCTTCGCGTCGTAGCTTCTTCAGGTGATCTGAGTCGAACGACGGGGACGATACACCTTTAGAAGTGAAGTAGTCCTTGATCTGCTTCGGTGACTGGGGGTTGAAGTCCTCGCCCGCGTGTTCACGTAGCGTCACAAGCGCCTTATCGCACTGTTCTTGGTACTTCTTCTCAAGCTCGTCAAGAGCATCGAGTGAAACTGCAACGCCGTTCATCTGCACATCGTTGAGAACCCTCGTAACTTGCATACGGTAGCGGTAATAGTCATACTTTCCGCTGTTCTTGAGCATCGGAAGGAAGTATTCGTACAGTTTGTGGGTCCATACAACGTCCATCAAGTTGTACTCATAGAGCTTTTCACGGGGAATGTTCTCGAAGTACGCTCCACCCTTCAGGTAGGACTTAGCATCAGAGTCCCAGTCTTCAGCACGCAACCAGCGGCGAGCGAGAGGCTTCAAGCCATGCTCACCGGCCAGGTTGTCGAGCACGAAGTGCATGAGCAGCGTGTCCTCATGATGGTACACGCGGATGCCAAGACGTGCCGACAGGTAGGGCATATCGAACGTGCCGTTGTGACAGATGACAGTGCAGGTGTCGCACAGTCGCTTGATAAGCTCTGCCGCCTTGTCGGTCTCAGCGAGTTCTTCTGGGATAACAACACCGAACTTGCCGTTCCACAGGGCAATAGACAGGATACGGCCAGCCGCAAAGGTGTCTTCGTCAATGTTGCCCGCTGATTCGATGTCGAGTGCAATCAGTGTGCCCGGCTTGAACGTGATGTCCTCGCCCTCCCAGATCACCCAATCTTCGCCTTGCTTCAGACCAAGCTGCTCTGCACCAAGGTAAGCATATTGCAATGCCTGAGCGAGGAACAGACCAGCCTGCGGATTAGTGACGATCTGCTTAGGTGAGAGCGACTTGAAGGCATCACCCTTGTAGCCCTTGACCGTGCCGAGTGTGATGTTGATGCCTTCTTCGGTAGGGTCGTCGGTGAGTTCGACAGCCACATCTTCTGGCAGCCCTGCCACCGTCCTTGCACGCTTGAGTAGAATCTGCGCAAGAACGGGCAGCTTGTTGATGTTTTCAGTTAAGACTTTCATACCTGCCCCCCTGTGTACTTAATAAATCTTTCGTTATTTGATTTGCCCTTCACGACTTCTTGGATTACTCCGCGTGCCTGGGCGTATGTAATGATTTCCTTCAGTTCGCGCATACCACTGATTTCAGACTGGAACTTCAACATGAGCTTAGGAATAGACACAAGTCCGTTGTCGGTGCGCGCAACGAAGTTAATGAGCTTGTCCACCTTGTTGCTGAAGTTGCTGTTCTTCACGTGGTGGATGAACACCTCGTTAGAAGACAGCCAGATAGACGCAAGCGAGATAGCCTTGAGCATTTCCCGCATTGTGACAACGACGGTGCCCTTTGTCGTCGGCCCGTTATACATAGCGAGCAGCGCAGAAATGCGGAGCACAGAGAACGTCATACGCTCAGTGCCGGGAAACAACTCACGGCTATTCAGCATGTGTCGCTCAGCCAACACCTTGGCCTCTTCCGAGAACTCAATCCACCGCTCGAACACACCCGGCTCAAACTCGACAGGGATACGGACTTCCTCATTCTCCATGCGTTGCGCACGGCGAGCGTTGAAAGCCACATCGAACTTGGTCATAGACTTGATAAGGTTCGACAGCATGAAGTCACGCTGCTTGTCCTCAATCTTGCCTGTTGATGCGCTCACTTGCACGAGCTTCACATCCTGAGACGAGGTGATGTACTTGTCTCGGTCATCAATAACGACAAGACAACGGGGCGTGAAGCCGGACTCCACCTTTTCTGTCGTCAGGTGCTTCGCGGCCTGGTCAAGAATACCTGTCCCGTAGAACGTCATGTAGTACGGGGTTGCGGTCTGGTACGCAACCTTGCCGCCCTTGTCTTTACGTGCGACAGCTGGGATGTAGCCGTCGTAGCTCTTGGTGAGGAACGGCATCATTGATGCCATATAGCTACCCTTCTGGGCGGCGTGTGCGAAGAAGTCCTGCACCTCGTCAATAGCGAAGAGTCCGCTCTCTTTCGGCTTGGTGCGCAGGTACGCGGACAATGCCTCGCCTGTCGAGTCCTCGGGTGCAATGAAAGCGTCAGGCCCCTTGCCGATGCCGACAGCCGCGTCTCGCATCATGGACTCAGCGAGGCGCAGTGACGTGGACTTTCGGGACTGTGTAGTACGTCCCAGAACCAGGAAGTACAGATTCAGTGGCATCTTCTGGACGTTGGTAGGGAGGAACGCGTATTTGGCAAACATGGACGACAGGATGGCGAGAGCGCCCGCGTAGTGGAACTGCTTAGGGGCCATAGCTGATTTAGTCGATGCCCATGCTGCGAACTGATCGACAAACAGGCCCATCGGTTCTTCCTCGTCCTCATGCAGGAAGTTCACGTCCTGCAAGGTGAGTTCGCGTGCTTCACTCAGGAGGTAGGACGAGCCGATACGCGTTGTCGCTTCGAGATCGTTTTCCGTGGGGCCATCATGCTCAGACTTCCAACGCGCATAGTCACGGTTGATCTGCTTCCAGAGGTATCCGTCGCCGCGTCCGTCTGCCTCGAACTTGTTGAACTCGGTGGCACGCACAACGGCAAATGCTTCAACAATTGAACAACCTTCTTCCCAGAGAGCACACTGAAGATGGTACATCTTCGAGCTACGGTCCTCTTCGGTGTTGAAAGAGTCGTCCGTAGCCAGGTCCGTGATGTAGCTACGGTTCACCATGCCCAACACCTCAAACATGGAGGGGATGTCGGTGGGGAAGTCTTCTTCCTCAATGCCCATACGTTCGACAGGTGGGTACTCAGCCGCAAACTCAGCGGCGGTGATCGCCTCGTCGTTAGTAGCAAGAGTAATCTCCCAGGGCTTCACCTTCTTGAGGTTGTGCGTGAAGGGGACGCGGAGCTTCTTCGACAGGGGCCAGCCTCGGTCCATGCCGTCGTTCTTGTGTGCTTCGTAAAGTCCTCGTGAGAGGGCTTCGAGCATGTCATTGGACAGGTCGGCGGCATCTTCAAGTAGCCAGTATCCCTGCCAGTGCTTCTCACTGGTCTGGACGGTGATAGAGGGCTTGACCTTCAGCTTGTCGATGGGACAGTCGTCACCGTCTGCCCAGACGCACGCTGCCTTGGTCACGTTGTCTTTGGCTGCGTGCCTCGTGTTCGACAGGGCCGGGGGCTTGGTGTAGAGAAAGGGGCTGTAGTACACATCCAGATCAGCGTTAGCCTCGGCGTATGCCACCATCTTGTCGAGCTGCGCTGGCAGCTCAAACCACCGGAAGTTAGTGAGACCTCCCATCGGACCCTTGAGGATGATAGGTGTCCAGCCTTCACCATCTGGGAGGACTGCTTGGAAGAACTCTTTGAGGTTCATTGCTCTCCTTTCTGCTTGTATATAGTACGGCGGGCCGTACCCTGGTGTCAAGATACGGCCCGCCTGTGAAGATCAGAGTTCGATCCTGGATGCCTTCGACTTCTTCTTAGTCTTGGCCTCGTCCCATTCGACCTTCTTGATATTGTTGCGGTCGCGAGTCTCACCGTTATACTCGGACTCCTCAATCGCAACAGTGATCGTAGCGGTCTTACCCACCAGGTCAAGTGCGACCTGATTGAAGTAGTCCTCGGTACGACCAGCAGGCTCTTCAGGCCAGGCGTTGCCGGATGCCTCGCAGAACTTGGGCAAGTCCCAATGGAGGCCCTTCTTGGTGACGAGGACGAGCCAGTAGCGAATCTGGCGTGCCGCGTGGTCGCCCTCGTTGACAACGAAGTCCACGGTATACATGGGCTTGCCAGACTTGGACTCTCCCAGCTCGCAGGCATCGACGGTCACCTTGTACTGGCCTTCGGGCAGCGGCTCAAAGGACATGGACTCAGCGACATCCAGGTTCATCAGTTCGTCAAAGTTAATCATGGTCAGTTCTCCTTCTTGTTGGTGTTGTAATCTTCGATGGTTTCAGGGAGCCACCCGAGGGCGGCAGTTCGCTTGTAAGTAACGATTGCGTCAGGCTGTGGGAACTTCCCGGTGTTGATGCGGTACAGGATGGTCGTTCGACCAACTCCCGTGCGCTCAGACGCATCGTTGATAGAGAGGTACCTAGTCGTCATTTTCTTCCTTTACTTCCTGTGTTTCACAATGCTCATGGACCCAACCCATGATCTTCTCCATTGTCGTGTTTCCAGACATAGACGGCATCGGGTCAAACCGCGTCTTTGCCAGCACTTCAGACGGGGACCTTACAGTCATGACTGTGACCAACTCTTCATTGTCATCGTCTCCAACATCCTCCCATGTCATACGAGCAATGATGTCGAAGATACCTGGCAGTTTCTTGAGGCTTTGCTTGCCCTCAAATGATGGTCCGATAAGCGACAGTCGGGAAACGTCGTTTACCTCGCGCGCCTCATGTGTGATACAAATGATGTTTAGTCCGAGGTCAAAGCTGATCTTGTTGACAAGATCAATAATCTTCTCGTAGGTAGCATCCCACATGGCAAAACTGTCATTGGGCTTTGTGCTCTTGAAGTGGAACTTGATTAGTTCCTGCAAGCGGTCAATGGTGTCGATGACAATTGTCTTGAACTCCATGTCCTTATTCTTGCTGATCTCGATCAGCAGTTCCGCGAATTGCTGGTAGGAGGCAGGCTGGACGACCAGCATATTGTCCAGGTCACCATACTTGGCTGCTGGGGCGGTGCCACGCTCCAAGTCGATGTAAAGGACTGGTCCCAGCTCTTCGACCTTAGAGGCAGAGACAGCAAGCGAGGTCTTTCCCGTTCCAGACATACCATAGATCAGCATCTTGATCTTAGGGGTAGTGATGCGAGGGTCGGACACTTCGATATTGAGGTTCTTGAGGAACGAGTCGAACTTTCCCATGTTTCTCCTTTCTTTTAGCGCTTGAAAGCGCAGTAGTAACAGCCGGGATGGCTGTCGAGTTCTCCCAGGTTGTCCGGGTTGTTGGTGGCCCACTTAAAAATCTCGTTGGCACGTTCCAGGACAGCCAGTGCGGCTTCTCGGTTGTACTTGAAGCACAACTCATGAGTTGCCGTTGTGACAGATTCTATCGTAGCATCCCTGGGAAACAAAATCAGGGAAGTGTGATTCACCTCATAGCCAGCGTTCTCCATACCCAGACCATACAACTGGGTTTGGTAATAGTACTTTTTGAGTTGGCCTTCGGTTAGTGAGTCCGAATAGAACTCAGGCTCCTGTTCCGTGTTGAAGAACGTTGCAGACGAGAAAGCCTTGATCTTCTTTTTCGACAAGACTTTGTAATCAACAACATGTCCCGAAGACAAGTCAAACCCATCAGCAGTCCCACGAATCGCTCCATACCCTTCAATCTCACCAACCGTTACCTTTGTTTCCTTCAGGTAATCTTCTAGCCCCAGTGTCGTCTCAAGGTACAAATGAAACGCGGTCCCAATCATCGGGGCAAGAGGGTACGTCTTTTCCTCCACATGCACACCCAGCAGCTTTTCTGCCAAGCAACGCTCACACAGGTCTCCCAACTCAGAGGGGCCGACCTTCCGCTGTTTATCGCGCTCAGACGGCTTCGTCAACTCCCGTACAATACGGTCGTAGATTTCACTCACGCTCTAACCACCTCCAATACTCTGCCTCTTTCAGTACGTACATGTTCCACGCAAAATTATGCAAGTCATCTAGTGGAGACTCAATGAGAACCAGAAAGTCTCCCGGTTCGAGAACCTTGCGCAATGCTCGGGTACCAATGCCCGGCATTGTCGTCGTACGACACATGATCTCATTTCCCTTGACATACCACCCCGTCTTCTCAATCTTGTCCAGTTCAATAGCCGTGAACAAACAGCCGGGAGGAATCTCCAAGGTGAGCTTATTCTTCCCCACGATGAACACCTTTCGACAGGCCGCTCAGGAGGGCTGTCGCCTCGCTGGAATTGTTGTAGTCACCCAGGTACACAACTTCTACGATCTCAGGGCAAGACGAGATAAGGTGCGCGCAACCACGACACGGATAGTGGGTCACGTAGAGCGTGTACTCACTCCCATGTTCCTTCATCTGTCGAATCGCATTACGTTCAGCATGGATAGTGTTGACGCAATGGTCATCAACAATCCGGTGGCCTCCCGTGTCGCACGGCTCAAGGCCGTGTGGTGTCTCGTTGAACGCACGCGACACAACCCGTCCCGTCACTCGATCAACGATCACGCACCCCACGTGAGCACGGTCACAACGGGACTTCGCCGCCTCATCCCTAGCGGCCCGAATGTACTCTCTCACTTGGAAAGAATCTCCCGCTGTTCACGAGTCATACACTCAGACCACGCAAGAATCTTCCGGGCGAAGTCAGAAAAACCTCCCGTGTCATTCAGCAGACCTGGCATGTTCTTCTTTCGGTAGCCTTGGAACGCAAACCTATCCCCGGCCTTGTACCGCAGCAGACGACACATTACAGACGTGCGAGACACAACCAGGTTGTCGTCCCCATCGTTGACCAGGCCAAGCAGAGCCATACCATTCAGTCGGTAGGTGTACTTGAGTTCATCTGGCTTAGGGATGTCGGCCACATCAAAGCCGCACTCTCCCGCAATGTCATCCGTCCACATGATCGACAGGTCCATAGGCTTAGCATCGGCAATGTTAATATGCGCAGACACCATCTCACGGGCATTACACTTCAAGTCTTCCACAGACGGGACGGTGAACACACGATTGTCGAACGGGTCAACAACTAGCATTTCATCCTGTCCGGTCCAGCGCTGAGCACAAACCTGACCCTTGTCTCCAAGCAGACGCAGTTTGCCACCCGGCAGTGTGCCAGTACCAACGACAGTGCCGCTGGGTGAGGTCACGAGGCCGTCTTCAATTGGAAGATACTCTCGCTGGACATAGCGGTTAGGAAGGTTCTCCCAACCAAAGCCAAGGATAGGCGCGTAGATTTCCTTAATCGTTACGGGCAATTTCTTCTCCCTTTTCGTAGTAGTGGAACTCAATGACTGGAATGTATTGTCGAGTTACAAGATCAAACTGTCGGTGATAGTAATATCTTGCATGATCAAAGTCTAGGGACACAGTGCGGTCTGTGATCATGGCACCGTCGCTGTCTTCACGGTTGAACCAGTAAGTACTTTGTTCGTCCCCAAAGCTACTATTCTTATGATTTTCCTTCTTTTTAAGCGTGACATACGAATCATACGTCCGTTCAAGCATGTGGACACACACGACGCTCCCATCCGTGAAGCGGATATACGCATCTTTGTTGTCATCCAGCCAGTATTCCTCTACTGACTTCTTCAGGAGGTTTGCCGCTGTCTTGTGGTTGACTTCGATAATCTGCATGGCTCAGAACCCCCTCCCGATATTGCGGGCGATCAGCACTGCTGCGATAAGGGCAATGACAGTCAGGATGCCCATCGTTGCAACCCATCCCACAAACACCCACACAACCCACATGATGTGGCTAGGGAACCAGACTCCCACAATCGCAAATGCAATACAGAAAATGAAGTATGGGTCAACGTTAGCGGACCAGGACTTGTTGTTATCAGACATGTTTGTTCTCTCTTTCGGTTTGTTGGTTTGTTGTTTCAGTCGTTTGCGGGCTTGCCTCGTCTAACAAGCTGGATGGCACCGTACAAGAAACTAGAAAAGATAATGTTACGTGGGTGGATACGCCCATCTTCATCAACCCAAACATTGGCCTTGGTGAACAGGTAAGTTCGGTCCTTGACGACAACGACAGTGCCGGGCACCATTAGGTCGTTGAACGTAATTTCACGGTACTTATAGTCAGCAAACACCATCTCCAAAACCTTGGATGGAATATTGTGTGCAGTCATTTCAACGTAATCAGACATGTTGGTTTCTCCCTTCAGTTGTTTCAGTATTAGATTAGTCCAGATGCCTTCAGCTTGTCAAATCGTTCCTGCAAGCGTCCCAGAACACGGTCATCCACCGTGTCAGTCGCCTGAATGAGGAATCGGTTAACAGGCTGTGTCTGTCCCTGTCGGTTGAGTCGTCCCGTCGCCTGTTCGTTAATCACAAGGCTGTTAGACTGGCTCAGCCAAATCTCAGTATGGCACACTCGCTGAAGGCCGTCAACGCCTTCAGACATGGCCTCATGCTGAGCGACAATAACGCGCACGTCCCCGTTAATCATGGCATGGAAGTCACCACGTGACTTGCCAGAGACTTCAATAGCCTTGATACCAGCCTTCTTCAGACGGTACAGCGCGGCCTTGATGAACTTTTGCGAGTGTACCCACACGACGACAGGTTCATCTTCAGGCAGGTCAGCAATAATATCCATCATTGCGTCGAGCTTGGACGACCTACAATCTTCCTTGTAATCGACAGTCCCTTCCTCGTTGAACGAGGGGACTCCCAGCGTCATCTGTCGCAGACGTAGATCAAGTTCCATCGGGATGCTCAGTGCCAGCGGGTTTTCTCCCAGGAACGTGAGCGCCTTCTGTTCCAGATCGTCATACATCTTGCGCTGCGTGCGAGACAGTTCCACTTCCACGCGGTGAATAATCACGCCGGGCAGTTCAGGATTAGCTTCAGCCTGTGAGACTTCATGATAGGACGGCGCGCCGCGTCGGACCATGCCGGGCGAGCGTTCTCCCGAAAAGTCCTTGCCGTATGCGCTCCAAGGGTTGACTTCCACCTTGAAGAACTTTTCACAAAAGTCCCAGTAACCGCCATAGTGGTTAGGCCACAGGAACTTCAGCGCCGCCCAAATGTTGCAGGGCTTGTTCCCAGCGGGCGTTGCCGACAGTGCGAGGCGATACTGCGCCTTAATGTGTCGTGCAACGTCAAAGTTGAGGCTAGAGTGGTTGCACGCACGGTGCCATTCATCGGCAATAACCATCCCAAACTCTACACCGTAGAACGGCTTAGCCATTGACTTGAAGACGTACTTTTTCGCGCGCCCGTCCCAGCGCTTCTCCTTATTCCGCGACCGCATCAGCTCCCACGTAATAAAGTACACGCCGGGCACGTGGTTTTCCAGATCGTCCCATACTGTAAGGGCAGTCTTGGTTTTCTTACCGGACAGTGTGCGCATGCCAATTCCGGCGAGCGTCTTCCAGTGCGAGCGCCAGCCTGACTCAGTACGGACAGGGGCGACAATGAGAATAATCTGCTCCCTGATAGTGCTACCGAAAGCATTAAGCGCGTTCCACACGCTCATTGCCGTCTTGCCCGTACCAAGGCCCGCGCCTACCAGTCCCGTGTACGGCGTTTTGCTGTTTGCCAGTCCTTCCAGTACACGTTCCTGGTAGTGGCGCGGTGCAAAGGTCATTTACTTAATCTCCCAAGTAATCGTATGTGTAGTTTCTTCCCAGCCACAGTAGATCATTGCGTTGAGAACAACTTGTGCCCCTAGCTTGTCGAACAGTTCCTGAACGTCGCGTTGCATGTCAGAGTTGAGATAGCGCTTGTACCCGTAGTAGTCGTCTTTGCCAATATAGGCGAGAATACTCAGACTATCCCCGTACAACTCAGCGCAGATATAATAATCGCCCGCGTTCAACAGGTCAACTACCTTACTGTCCCACTTGTTAGTAAGCTCATGGATAGCATCTTCCACCGCGCGCATACAAGCGTCGCTATACATCTTAGTCAATTCTTCAAGATTCATTAGTTAGCCTCCCTAATCATTTTGACCTGTTCCTTGGTAAGACGGGCGAGAATACGCGGTCCCGCAATGACACCGATACCCATATCAAAGTCATGCGACACGACGATACCTGTCCCGTCTGTCAACACTTGAATATAAGCATTGTCCATTAGTTAGTCCCCCAATACCTTGTTGACTCGTGCCTTCAGTGATGCAAGCCCCCCATCCCTGAGATAAAGCTCAAGTGCATCCTCATGGTATTCAGCGTAAATGTCAGTGACCTTAATTCCGGTCGAACAGTCGAGGACAGAATATACTTCCCCGTCGTCCCACATGTTGAGATAGTTCAGCCATTCTTCAGCGCTCCCTAGCCGCTTATTGACCGCTAGAATCTGCCCGTATGACTCAATAAAGTCATAGTCCTCCCACCCATCGTCGCACTTGAAGTGTGAGCACAGTTCGCCCTTGAACAACTTAGCGTATTCTCCCACGTTGGCAGGTGTTTCATCATGCACTGCAATATACCTACCAAGTGTCTTGAACACGGGGTTATCGGACAGCATAAGGTCGTCACAGTCCCCAATAAACAGATAAGGTTCGTCTGCCATATCTGTAGGTTCAGTGGTTCCCAGCACTGGTTCAACAATATACGTGTTGCCCGTGTCAGCGTCTTGGAAGATAGTAATCTCGCCGGTTTCAGACAGTGTGTTGATATTCATTAGTCAAGCTCCCTCGCAATAGTAGTGGCGTAGAAAACACCGTCCCGGACAATACCCTCCGCATAGACAGTTTCATACAGTGAGTCACGGTCAAACATAGCAACCACGTCGGACGGCAATTCATTGTCGCCGGGCAGGACGACACACTGTTCGTAGTCTTGCATCCAGACAAACATCCCGTCTTGCGGGTTGTTGTCATAGCCGAGGTAGCCATCTTCCTCAAAACGCCATTCCAGCCAGTCAGAGAACAGGCCCTTCTCGTCCCAATACTCCCAAGCGTTGTAACAGTCTTCCTCCGAGTCCTTGCTACGTCGGTAGCCGTCAATCTCATTCGCGTTGAAGTATTCCGCGAAAACGTCGCTATCCAGTTCGCGCTGGTTGAATGTGTCGCCGTCAACATAGTTGCTAAACATTTTGATTACTCACTTTCAATATAAATTGACATGCCGTTAGGCAGTTCGACCTCGGCTCCCACACCTAGGTTGTTGTGGATAATCTCAGCGGCCCGCATCTGTCGTACCGCTTCAAGCCACATGGTTGAATATTCTTGCAGTTCTTGTTCTTCCAGGGAACGGGCGACAGCTTCCACCTGTTCGACAGTGTATCCACTGTCGCCCGTCCCGTATTGCTTCCAATTCATCGGAACGTTGCGTACACGTCCGAGACAGTAGTAGCGGGGGACAAGTCAATCATGCCAAGCGCGGCAAGTTTCTTAGTGTTGAGCTTAGGCTTGTCATAGACTGATTCACGGACTGCCTTGGGCAGTTTCTTAAACGCTGGCAGCGTTTCAACCGCCGCCGCGTTGATAGTCTTTCGGGTAGCGAACGTCACGCGCGTATCGCCAACCTGAATCTTGTCCCCTGCGTTGAACTGCGAGCACAGCTCAGACTTAAGCGCGTCACGCGCCTCAGTCAGGGCCGCAATCTCTGCGTTGAGCTTGGTAATTTTGTTGACGAGGTTTTCAGTATTCATTGTTGTTCTCACTTTCTGTTTGTTGTCAGTTGTAGTCGTCTTGCCCATGCACTAAGCCGTAATTTACACCTATCTCCCATGCCGGGATAACAACGGGTAGCGGCTTAGGTGCTATAGGTAGTGCCATTAGTTCTTCCAAGTTAATCGCCATTGTTATTGTCCCGGCGTTCTACGCGGTGACAGTATGCACCGACAGGCAGTAGTAAGGACAGAAAAAACAGGCCATAGTAGGCGACCGCGAACACTACCAGACTTCCTTAATCTCTTCCATTGCGATTAGGTGAGCAATGCAACTGTTGACATATGCTTCCCAGTCGTCGCTAAGCATCTCCCTAGCAATGTCACTCGCCTTGAGAGTCTTTCCAAGTACTGTGATAGGCTTATGCAGATCGTCCACGGCTTCAGCGGCCATAGCCTCAAAGTCTTCCCTAATGCGCAGGTCGCCACTCTTGGTAACGTAGTCATATTCACCCTTACTGACTCCCAGTTCCTCGCTAGTGAAACAGAATCGGGTATCCCAGTCAAGTGCGACGGTGAGTGCAATGTTAATGTCAGTCATTGTTTTTCCTACTTTCTCACTGATAGTTTTCGATATAGTGCTTGATAGCGTCTTCCTCGCTATCGGCGTAGATACCTGCCAGAGAATCACCCGTGGTTGTATCCGACACAACCCAGACATACCCATCAGCCCAAAGACTGTATTCATGCACCCATGACTCGCAAGGGTCAGTAGTCCACGTATCCTTGCGGAACGCGACCGCAAACAGCCTGTCCGCATCCATAGAGTGCCAACCGACGTACACCCAGTAATCAGGGCAAAGCGCCGCCCATTCTTCCTGGGTAGGCGTGCGCCCGTGTTTCTCATGGAAGTTGTCAAACTCCCACATTGCAGGGCAGTCCGTTTCGGCGGGATGGTGCAAGATGCAACCATGCGGCCCGCCAATGACGCACAGTGCATCGGCGCTGTCAAGCCATTCAGTAGGGCACTCTGCCCATTCATCCTGAGTCACTTGGTAAGTGTGTCCCTCATGCTTCCATTCATCGGGAACGGTAATCGTGTGTGCGAACTGTGTCTGAATCATTGTTTTCACCTTTCGGTTGTCTCTGGTTGATAGTTCTAGTGTATCAGGTTGGCAGTCATTCTGCCATGTGAACTACGTCACATGTTTGTGTATCTTGGTCCCAGATGAACATATGCGCGTATCCGTGCAGGAACCGCATATCGTCAAGTGTAATGCCCTCGTTATCTGACTGCCAGTACCAATAGATACTATTGTCAGCGGCATTAGTGCGACAACGCCATACGTACCCGTCAATGTTGACATACACGCCGCTAGGCTCATTTTCAGAGAACAAGTCAAGATAATCCACAAACTCGTATCCCCGTTCGATAAACCACGGGTTGATAATCGATAGGTCCCAGCTCGTTTCAGGGTTGACATACCCGGCAAGGTATTCTTGCATGGACTCTAGCGGATAGGCACGGTCGCTAATGATGCTCAGCAATTCTTCCCACATGTTAGAACCCCCGCATATAATCAATTCCGATAATGGCACACAAACCACATATAAACGCGCTAAACATACTTAAAAAACAAAGTATGTTAGTTTTCGCCCTAGTACCCGCATAAACAAACCAGGTCATAGCCATAATACCCAGTAGGATAACCACCAACATTTTGTTACTCACTTTCTGTAAAGTAGATTACGTCTTCCAAGTAATTGACAGCGTTGTGCATTACGTAACTTTCCCATTCATCGTGATTATCAGGGTTGCCACCGTCTTCCAGATAGTTATCCCACAATGCATCCCCAATATCAGGATCATTGAAAATGCGCCCCTTGTAATGCAACAGTGCATCATTTTGGGAACCTCGCCACTCAAAGCCGATACCGGGGATACCGTACCAATTGGGCAATTCATTGTATGACATAGTTCTACCTTTCTGTATCATTGTCGCTAACCACCTTGGTTAGCTCAGTTCCCTAGGGTGGGATTGAACCACCATTTACCTACCATTAGGCTAGGGATGCCCGTTAGGGCCTAGGCTTCAATCTCGCTCATGACTACTGCATCCGAAAGCCCATCGAGGGCAGTCACTACCGCGTCAATTGCGGCGAGAACACTAGGGTTGTCCCCGTAATCGGCTCCCATCTTTCGGAAAGTAATCTTAGCGGCGGTAGCGGCCTTGATAACGGACATGGTGTCCTTGTTGATACGCATGGTTTGTGTCTCTCTTTCTGTTGTTGGTTTGCTTAGGCTGTTGCCTATGTTTCTAGTGTAGGTTGTTGTCAGTCAGTTGTCAAGTTGTCAGAGTGTGTTTTAAGGCACACTCACTAGCGCGTACTGCCGTCCCCATTTGTCTTGAATCTTTGTTGCGTGTCGGTCCCACACGTCCCATAGAATACGCGGCGTGTGTCGCCACATGCGCAGTACGCGGGTAATCAGCGCTTTTTCATAGGGTGTAAGCCCCTCGGTTGTCGCATATAGATTACCGTCGCTATCCCACGTGCAAACAACCTTACCCGTGAATGAGTTGGTAATCATATACCCTCGCATACCCTCGCTAAGGAAGTACCGACTACCAAGCGGGCGCGTACCATATAGGCGTTGATCGGGATACACCGACAACAGGGAACCGTTAATAGTCATTTAGGCGACCTCCCTAACGTTGATAAACTGCGCGCCGTTACCGTTAATGCACTCCCTGTCGCACTCACGGTCGCACGCCTTATAAAGCGCATCCCAGTCAACACGTCCAACCATTGCCGACACGAAACGCCTAACATGCTTGCTAGTAGTAGTGGTATGGTGGAAAGCGTCACGATGTACAAACGTATCCCAGTCGCCATTTTCGTTCTTGTTCACCCTTGCAACGCGCGTTGTGTATGAATACACGTCAAACCAGCAATTGGTAAACGGGTGGTTGTGGTTAGCCGCAATGTTGAAGTTCTTAGCGGCAGGTAGGAACCCGTCACCAACGCGGCCCGCCATAATGTCATAGGCGGCGGTGTCGATATCGTCGAGAATACCCATTGTCTCAGTCTTTCTGTATGGGGACGGGGGCGTTAACCCCCGTCCCTAGGGGTTATTGGTTAGAACTGCCAACCGTCACGGTTGGTATCGGTAGCGAACTCACGCAACGTTGCGCCGGTCGGGAAGTAATCGCCCCACGCTTCCATATCGCGCGCGATACGGTCCATCTCACGGCGTTCACGTGCCCTAATACGCTTTGCGATATCGCGGCGGGCCTTAGTGTAGGGCGAGTGTTCGCGGGCGAACTGCGTGGGATGCCACGCAACGCCGCGCGCTTCCTTGACGTGCCAGGGGTCAGTCTTGAAAGTGTGTGCCATGTCAATTAACCTCTCGGTTTGTTGTTGGTTCGTGCGACAACCTTTGTCGCATCGTTCCCTAGGGTGGAATCGAACCACCATGAAACTTGCCACTAAGCTAGGGAGGTTGAAGACTAGCTAGTCTTCGTACGTGTAATGCACAACCTCACGCGGGCCGGTGTAGTAGTCGAAACGGTACACGCGGCGTTCGCTTCCATCGGGCGACGGGACGGTCACACTAACGGGTAGGTATCCGTGCATGGTGTATGCGTAACCGCGCCGCTCGCCGGGAAACTTTGCATCGAAAAAGTTGCGCAGGTTATGGGGCTTGAAGTCTTCAACAGATTCATCGTGTCGGACCTTTGACCAACGCCCGCTAGGGGTACGGTATTCAGTCCACTGGGTCACGGTTGCGTGTGCCGTGTCTCGCATTTTTGTTGTCTTTCTTTGCGTGTGTGTGTCAGTAAAGTTCGCGGGTGTCGGCATTGACACCCAGGGGCATCTGTGCCAGGTCGCTAGGGCCTACAAAGTAGAGATGCCCATCTACTAGCGCGCGCCATACGTGGGTTGCCCACTTAGGGGCAAAAATGACGTCCTCGCCTACGTAAAGCACTTCGGCATGTGCCCATGCCGACAGGGCGCGGGCTTCATCGTCAACGGTCAGACGGATCATTGGTTTAACCTTTCGGCTTGGTTTTTGTTTGTGCTTTCAGTCTAGCGGGTTGCTAGGTTATTGTCAACCCGCTAGACTGTGTTGTGTGTCACTTGTTGATCGAACGCCCCAGCGCGGTCAACGAAGCGACAGCGGTGTTAGCCAGGTCACGGTCAAGGTGTCCGCGCATAGCCTCGTCGTTAATCTTGATCGACAGGTCGATCATATCGGTGAACATGGCCGCGATACGCTTGGCAGTGCGTCGGTTTTCGTGTTCACGCCTAAGCGCGCCCTTGCGTGCGCTATCAACAGGAAGAAAGTAGCGTTCCTGGTAGTCGCGTTCGTATTCTGCAAGGCGTTCCATCGTCTCAAAGTCACATGCAAACGAGGTTCTCATTTTCGGCCTTTCCTTTCTGGTTGTTTCGTTTGCCGATACTTAAACAATAGCCGCCTGTTTGTGTGTTGTCAACATGAAAACATGTGTTCTGTGCCACATTGTTTAATGGTGGGAGTAGGTGGTAGGAATAAGGAAACGCACGCGTGAATAGCACGTTGTTTGTTGGTTGTCAATAGTTTGTTGGTGTGTCGTTGGTAACATTCCGGGGCTTGGTTATCGTGCGACAGGGCCGGTGTCAAGACGCATGGGTAGAACTAGACATCTCAGCATGTGGATAGTTTTATGGCTTGAGTGGTTGTTATGGGGAAAGTATGTTATACGCGTGCGCATGTGCGAGGGAATTGGTGGGTTAGGGGTAGGGGTGAGAGCGGGAGGGGGCGTTTAAGGGGTCAGGAAGGGGGGCAGGAGGCGTTTTCAGGGTAGGGGTAGTGTCTTGGCCTAGCTAGGGGGGGGTAAAAGTCGCTGAGAATGGCTTAGGTGAAATGACAGGACAATTAGGGGTGCATAGTTATGCAGGGGGGTGCATAATTATGCAATTCCTCGCGCACATGACGCCTACGTAACACGATTTACAATTACATACATACAATACATATATACATACTATACACATATATTACATTATCATAGGAATCTTCTTGTTTATATGTACTTTACATTACTATTATTTTTGGGTACTACATACAGTTTATGTGTGAAATTACATTGCTAGGTATGTAATTTACTTTGTTTGTAGGAAAAATTAGGGGGTATTTTCGTGAGAGACTTTGCGTGCTGAGTGTGTTGCTAGTTGATGCTAGTTCGTGTTGGTTGATGAATGTTTCTTGGTAGATTGCAGGTTACTGGTTGTGTGACTTGTAGCACATATGTGATGTGAGGCACACAGGATGGGCTAAGGTTGGTAAGGGTGACTTAAGTTTTGTTATGGGTTTTGGTCCTGGGTTAGGGGTGGGGTTCGGGTGACGCGGGTCACGTTTATGGGGCCGGGCTGGGTCAGGGTATGCGTATATGCGTCTAGGTAGGATGTGGCAGGTAGGCAGGTGAGTTGGTCGGTCGGTCGCTTGACAGCGGGGTAAAAAATAGCTTTTAAAAAATCAAATGCTTATGAGTGTAAAGAAGAGAGGGGGTGTCATACCCCTTCGTGTATTTCTCCCCCACACCCCTCAATAGAGTGGGTCAGATCACACGCTATCTTGTTGACTTTAACCGTCTACCCTTCTATACTTAAAGCATCAACGAAAGGAGAAATGACATGCAGGAAACCACGGCCCTGTCGGAGGCATACGACAACCTGTTGGATACTGTGTGGGCCTCAAGGATCTACATCACCACAGGCCACAACATCATCTACGGTGGCATCCTTAATCCTGGCACGGTTATTCGACTGCATAACTCCACCCTCACCACAAACCCTGTATGGCTGCTGTCGAACCGTGAAGCAGCAGGCATACTAAGCGGCAGGTGGGTCAACAATGAGGGCTATTCTTGTGACGTTTTCACAATGCTCAACAACATTAAGCGTGGCAACCTGACTGTCGAAGTTATTTTCGACCCGCACCCGGAACACTAGCAAAGGAGAAACCAATGACCAACAACATTCAGAAGATGATTGACGATGCTATCGAAGAGTTCCGTAAGAAGCTCGATGAAGCATACAACACCGACAGCACAGAACTGTCGGGCACCCAGGTTGAGCTGATTAACAAGGACTTGGAAACAGTCGTCTACCCCGTCGAAAACTTCGATACTGGCACACTGCTCAACTGTGGTGGTTGGGAGGCTTTTCTCATCAATGATGGGCCGGAACGTCGTTGGGTGACGTTTAGCGGCGAACAGTACTCTGATGAACAACTTGCAGACCTTATGCGCCACAATGGGGCAAAGGTGATGGTTATTCACTGGGGGCTGTGACATGGGAGTAGGGATTGGTCTTATTGTGGCAAGCGTGCTATGTTTTTCTGTCACGCTTATCCTGGCGGTTATCGCTTACGAAGTGTGGGACCCTGGCTATGATTACATAACTGATAAGGTCTTGGCCGTGGCTGTCGGCATGGTTGCACTGTCGTTGTTCCTTTTAGGGCTTGGGTTGATTATTGACGGTATTGGAAGGATTGTGTCGTAGATGATCACTGTTCTGCATAGGCTCAGTAGCGGCGCGAGTGTCCTCGTCGGCCACACAACATACTTTCTCATCCAAGGTGAGCTGACGTACTACTGGATGGACAACAAGGGCAACTACTACAGCGAAGAAGAAGTAGCGGATATTTGCCATGAGAGTGGCTACACCATCATTAACGACGGTCACCGGGTTTTCAACTAACAACAAGGAAGGAAACGAAGATAATGACGCAATGGATTGCAGAAACATTGGTAAAGTACAATGAGGCATACAAGAAGCTCGAAGAGGCTATGGATGCTGTTACTGTTGCTCAGTTGAAGATGCAGAAGGTGCTGTACCTTAACACTGAGTCTATTAAGCTGAACGATCAGAACGACAAGTACACTGGTATCACGATCAAGACACCTGATGACGTGCGGGATATGATCGCGGGTTCGATCATCATGATCGGCGGTGTCGAGTGGATGCTCCGCAATGACGGCTGGGTGAGTGGTTACGGTGGCGAGCGTACTCATGAAGAAATGTTCGTGAGTATCCTGCTTCATCTCGATCATGTGTTCCTGCTGCATAAGGGGTACTGATGATTTGGTGTGATAAGTGCGAAGAGAACCCATATATCGCGTGGGACTGCGAATATTGCGCTGAAACACCTGATGTCTTGTGTTGGTACTGCAATACTTCCTATCATGGCTAAGCTAACAAGACACGAAACTGAGTTTGAGTTCTCACCTTGGGGTATTCAGAGATTGTTCTACGACTTGTCTCTGGCTGAGACTCATGCTATTTATACAGAGCTGAAACGAGCTTGGGATGAGTCAAAGGCTTTTGAGGTCGAAGTCGAAATACCCCTAAGAGAGCACCCACATGTTCACGTTCTAAACATTGCTGTTGACCCTGTTACGCAACAAGTTACTACTGAAAGGAGAATTGGTAATGATCGCTTTTCATCTTGTCCTAGCTGTCGTCTGGG